TCTTTTATGAAGAGGTTTTTCAAAAAAAATAAAAATAGCCCCACTCGTTTAAGTGAAGCTACATCCAAAATTCATTTTCATTTATGTTTTTCCCTAACTTCTTTAATCCCCTTGTTATTTGGGATATAGTTGAAAATTTAGGTATGTATTCTTTATCATTACATACTTTCGAAATCGTACCTCTACTTAACTTAGCCGCTTTTTCTAATTCCCCTTGTGTGATTCCTTGTTTGTCTAACCACTTACCAAATTTACTGCGTTTTTTGCCTAATCCAAACACCTTTACCACCTCATGAACAGCTTGCCCTTTCCGTCATTTTTTTAAACGTGAGAAAAAAACTGACATAAAGACCAAACAGTGCAAAATACCTTTTACCATACCAAACAAATTACGATTCACTGTGCCAAATTAATAGCCTTTTAAAACTTCGTTTCACCTATTCTAAATAGAATTCGCTCGCAGAATAATACTTCAGACATTGAAAGACTAATGGTTTCAACGATTCATAGCTGTTTTCATCTCTTCTAATCTCTAGGGACTATTCTTGCAGAATACGAAAAGAAGGGTGGTGTGGGTTTATGATATTTGAGTTAGTAAGTTCAGCTGCAGTTGGTAGTGTCATTCTTCTAGCAAAAATGCATCAAAAAGGAGCAACGACTGATGCTTCTAAGATCCAAAGGATTTGTGCGAACTGTGGCTTGAAAGTGAAAGAAGGAAAAGAGACCAGGACTATACAATTGCTTCGCAAAACGAGAAATGAGTGGGGTGTGGAATATGCGTATCGGATTCCCTTGGGACTTAGTTTCTCCGATTTCGAACAAAAAATACAGCATTTAGAGGACGGATTGAATCACAAGAGCAAAGTTTATGATTTTAGACTACAAGACTTCAAATCTCTTCGACTGAGAAAAGATATCTTAAAACAAATGCGAAACATCATGAACAAGAAAAAACTCGTTAGAAAGGAAATTGAGCTGTCTTACGACGGTTTGCTGAAAATAAGAATTTATGAGAAAGGGATTCCTGATTTTGTGAAGTTTGAAGATGACATGATGAAGCAATGCAAAGGATGGGAAGTACCTATCGGTTATACAAGAGATGGATTAGTAAAACACGACTTTGATCAGATATCGCACATGATCTCTGCTGGCATGACGGATATGGGGAAGTCAAATGTATTAAAACTTATAATTACATCACTGGTACGAAACCAATCAGACAATATAAAGCTATTCCTTATCGATTTGAAGGGTGGTCTCTCTTTCAACCGATACAGATTCCTAAATCAAGTCGAATCAATCGCGAAGAATCCAGAGGAAGCCCTTGAGACTCTAAGGGAATTGCAAGATAAACTGAATGTTAGAAATGAATACTTACTAGAAAAAGGATACGAAGATATAAAAGAAGCAGGCGATCCAACGAGGTACTTTGTCATTGTAGATGAAGCAGCCGACATGACGCCATATCAGGAGTGCAAAGACATCGTTGTTGATATAGGTCGTCGTGGTAGGGCAGCGGGATTCCGCTTGGTATATGCGACTCAGTACCCGACTAACGAAGCCTTGCCATCGCAATTGCGACAAAATATAGGTGCTCGTGTTTGCTTCAGGTTACAAACAGAAGCAGGAAGTCGTGCTGTGCTAGATGAGGGCGGCGCGGAGAGTCTTCCTAACATAAAAGGAAGGGCTATATACCAAACAAATGAGAAAAAGGTCTTACAGACTGTTTATATCGATAATAAGCAGATTGATAACATCATAAAGCCACACATCAATATTAGAGCGAGGAAGGAGCATGAAGATGCAAAAATTAGCCATAAAGGAAGCGAGAACCGAGTCCATACTCTTGAGCTTGAAGAAGTTGGGGTTTTTAAGTAGGAAGCAAATACAGGTACTTCATGATCTTGGCGGTGACAGGAATGCTTCTCGTGTAATGAAGGGTCTTGAAGAATATGTGTCTAGCTTTAGAGATGGAGAAAAGGTTTATTATCTCAACAAGGAGGGGCGCGAACGTATCGGAAGTAAGAAGATACTCAAGCGGTCGAATCAATTTCGTCATTACATTATGAGGAACGACATCTACATTGCTTATGAATGCCCGAAAACGTGGAAGCAGGAAGTAAAGATGAATGTGAAAGGTATCGTTTCAATAATTGCAGATGCATTATTTACGGATAATAGTCGTTATCACATTGTAGAGGTGGATCATGAGCAAAAGATGAGTGCAAACCGCATCAAGATGCAGAAGTATCGCAAATTGATGGAATGCAATGTATTTGAAAAGAAACCTAAGTTTATTTGGTACACCACAACGGAATATCGTAGAAAACAACTCCAGAAACTTTGCGAGGGATTGGATTACAACATATTTACGGTTACTGATTTCCATTAAAAACAGGGAGATGATCCATATGGCAACTGAGACAATGAGCATCAAGGATTTTATGGATGGTAACTATGGAGCAAAGAAAAAGTGGAGCTTGTTCAAAAAGAAAGCAAAAAAATACGCACCCGTGGCGGCGCGAATAAGTATTGTGATCGGTAGTGCTATTATATTCAGCCAAATTCTAGATATTCCTCATGTGTTTGCTGATGGAAATAATCCAGATGTGAATGAAGTATTTAAAGATGTGCAGTCCAATGACGGCACGATAAAGAATTATATAGATGGCCAACTATATAATCGTATTGTAAATGCTTTTGAACCGGTTATTTTCTTAATTAAAGCAGTGTCCTATCCGATAGCATCCGTTGTAGCGTTATGCGGCGGTTTGTTCATTATGGTAGGTAGCCAGGAACGTGGATTTAGCTTAATTTCACGGGCGGGGATTGGTTATATCGTAGTACAGATGATTCCGTTGTTTATGAGACTGTTAGTTGAGATAGCTAAAGCTATATGAATAATTAGTAAAAAAATCTCAATTAATTAAATTTATAGTATATAATTTTTCTATATAAATTAACTAGGGTGGGTTACAAAGTAATGACAAACAATTGGTTTAAGGATATGGAAAAAACAACAATATGTTTAGGCTTTGCAATAGTATATCTTGGAGTAAATAATTTTTTTGGCGATTCAATAATTAGTCCAGCTTTGGTAACAGGAATCTCGCTATCCGGTTTGTGTTTAACAATGGCAGATTTTTTAAGTAAACAATTCAAAGGGTGTAAGAATAAATGGGGAATACATGCATTATCTTTTATCGATTTCTTGTTATATTGTCTTGCAGCCTTATGTATAGTAGGTTATCCTAACTCTACATTTATAAAGTCACTAGACAAAGATACCCTTGATTGGATGAGTACCACAGCAAGTGTTATCGCCTTAGGTTTTGTATTTATAGCGATAGGTATCAGTAATAGAAAAGCAGTACTGGAGGACGAGGAAAAACGAATAGAAGAAATGAAAAATCTTCTCAAAAGCACTCAAGACATGTTGGAAAATGCCAAAGAGGTTTCTGAAAAAAGAAAAGAATTTCAAGAAAAGTCACTTGAAGTACAGCGGCAGATGGCTGAAATTATTGAGAATAAAGATAAACATATAAAATTATTAGAGAGTAGAATAAAGCAATTAGAGGAAGCGTCATCTATATAAACGGATGACGCTTTTCTTTGAAGGGATTTCTTAACCGTCATGGAATACTCTCACTAGGAGGTGTCGTGACGTTATGACGGATGAGATTGTTTATTCTGCTAGTGAAGTATACAAACGACTAGGAATAAGTGATAGCACCCTTAGAAAGTACATGGAGGTATTATTACGTGAGGGATTTTCTGTAAAGAAGGATAAGCGTGGCAGACGCCAATACACAGACAATGACATTATGGTTATTGAGAAATTGATTGAGTTGAGTAAGCATGACGGTATGACACTAGAGAAAGCAGCGAAGATGATTGTGCAACAAATTGAAAAAGTTAATCCAGATCTGATTCAAGAAGAGTCTGAGGAAACGGATTTAGTGCCATTCCACATTAAACAGCAATTACAGGAACAGTACAGCGTTATGGCGCAAGAAATGAATCAGAGTATGTTAGCAATGGAGAAACGCTTAAGTGAGCAGGCCAAGCAAAGCAATGAGGAAATTAAAGCGAGTATAGAATCGCATAATGAACGAGTGGAAAAACGATTAGAAGCTCGAGACGAGACACTTATGAAGACACTACGTGAGATGCAGGAAACGAAGAGATTGATGCAGGAATTCCGGGATGAGGTTGCTGCTGCGAAGGAGAAGAAAAAGCCGTGGTGGAAGTTTTGGTGAGAGACAAAAAAGAAGTATCCATATTTTACATTTAGGATACTTCTTTTTCTTATTTATTCTCTAATGTTTCATAAAGACGCTTGTACATATCTTTATATGCTTTAGAATGTCGATTTACCAGCTGAGTATCTACATAGCTTTCAACAAGTATATCAATGATGTTATTAATTGATGTTTTATCCATACTCTCTTGTTCCTGAATAAATGGTTTAAGGGTATTGAGCTTTAACAAAACAGCAGGTGAAATTTTAGCTGTTTTAGATGGAACTAAACGTTGATCTGGCTTCTCTGGTGTTTGTATTTCCTTTTCTGTGTTAGTTTGATCGTTTTGAATAGTTAAATCTGAACCTTCCACAATAGGTGTTACAGTTACTAAAAAAGATTTACTTTTATTTTCCAAAGGTACCACTCCTATTTAGTTTTTATAAAAAAAGATACATGTATCTTTAGATACAAAGATACAAAGATACATAAAGGAAAGCTATAAGGACGGGATTTCCTCATAGCTACTTGTTACTAGAAGTTATATTTTTAAGTATACGTTGCTCACGCTCAGTTAAATTATTTGCGATGTAAAATTCTAAAATTTCATCGATAAATTCGTAATTTTTCATGCTTTTCATTGTACAAATACTTTTAATTTTACTGAATGATTCGGGCGTCACTTTTATATTCTTTCTTTCTTCAGCTGTTAAAACTTTTCTCTTTTGAGTGTTAGTATTAGTGCTTGTACTTTGAACATTTCTTTCTGTATTAGCAGATTGTGCTATCTTCGGCTCTTGCGGTGTTTCCCTTTTGATTAAAGCCACTTATGTCAATCCCCTTTCCTAACTTAGTTAGTTTGTTCTCCACGAAATACTTAGGTGTATATCTATAACCTGGTTCAATATCTCCCTCAGTCTCGAAAAGGTGAATCCTTTCTTCTAATTCGCAGAAAATATCACAGAATAAAGCTAGCATTCTCTTGTCATGATGGTCCTCAAATTGTAATCCAATTCGCGGATACCATTCTAGACGCGCATGATTATTAATAATCGTAGTAAATACATTTTCTTCACCAAATGTAGCTATGGTACTTTTGACGATTTCTTTGTGCAAAGCACGTTTTTGTTGAAGTAATACCGGTAGCACTCCAGCAACTTGTATCTTTACGAGTGATCCAAAATCATCAACTAACGTTTGGATGTATTCGAAGATTAAACGTTGACTTCCTTCATATGAAAATTGTTGAGTTTCTTGAACAACAATAATATAGTCACTTGCTACCATAGCATTATCCACTTTTAAATCTGTTGAAGGTGGAATGTCGATGAATATGTAATCGTAGTTGTATTTTATTTTTTCTAGTAATCTAGAAAGATAAAACGTTCTGTCTTCAGTCGTATTCAAATTTTCGATCAAGAAGTCAGTGTATTTCCTCATATCATATCCGCATGGAATCATATCAAGATTTTCGTGCAGTTGCACAATACCTTCGGATAAGTCGCCATCTTCAAGACATTTCATTAATGTCTTTTGCATTTCAGTAATATTAAATGATTTCGCTAAGAACGTTGTACCGTTCCCTTGAAGGTCAGTATCAATAAATAAAACTTTCTTATTAAAGATTAAAGAAGCCACAAGAGATTCCATACACGAATCAGTTGTTTTTCCAACTCCGCCTTTTTGCTGGGCGTTGATTATTACGTATCCTTTTCTCACAGGAATCACTCCTTTTTGAATTTGTAATATAATTGTAACAAAGGATAAATGTATCTTTTTATCTTTTTACTCTCGGATTGATAATAGCACGAGCTTGTACAAAAAGTAAAAGGATAAATGTATCTTTTTTTACGTTTAGTAGATTACGGTTGTTTTTCATGTACAGGATATTGAATTAAAACGTTGTAAAATCAAAGTTAAATTATGTATCTTTAGATACATGTATCTTTGTATCTTTGTATCTAAAGATACACAATGAGCGTTAATGTATCTTTGTATCTAAAGATACATGTATCTTTGTATCCTTGTATCTTTGTATCCTTCTTTTAAACGAGTCAAATAGGATTAATGCACTTTTAGAGGCATTTACAAACAAAAAAGCTTGTTGTAACGTAGTACACAACAAGCATCATTCTACAAAACAAAACATATTTTGATAAATCAAATCTACACAAATAGATCGAACAAAACAATTGAATATGAGCACAAAACAAAAAGCCACTCCCATTTGCTATTGGCACCAACCGATAGCGGGAATGACTTACTCTAGCAAGTGTACCACCACTTGTCTAGAAAGAACTGTATTCAACCACAGTGTTAACGTTTAAGTAGTGTACCACCACTAACCTTAAACAACTATGCCTTTTCACGAGGCTTCTTTGATATACCCATTTTATCTATAGTTTGGATAAATATCAACTAGTAAATGCTAGTTTTGATTATTTTGTAGTCCAAAAGATATATACCGGGCATCTCTAAACCTAGAAGTCTTGTGAATGTACAGGCTATTTAGTAATTGGAGATGCCTTTTTGTTTTTTTGTTCGCGTGGAATTGCCTGATACCACGTAGATAAAAACTGATAAGCCGTAATTCCGTGCTTCTATATAGAGGGAACGTGTTACGGCGTGGCTAGCTGTTGGTCGTGCAGGGGGTACAAAGTATACGCCTACAAAAACAGCACCCCTCATTGGAATCCTGTTCTTCTGGTGAGGGTGGGTGAGAACTTGCCCAGGGATGATTCTCTAAAAGGTTCGGTGGGTTATCGTTAGCATTACGGTGTTAGGGAGTACATTCAGTTTGTCGTGTAGGGACGATATTACAAGGACAAGCCATAGTAAAAGGATGTATGCGGTGAAGATCGCTGAGTGAACAGGGTCTATACATACGGAAACCATATAAGTGACCGCATGGCGAAAACAAAGACGCTTATCCATCTATTTTGAACGATTACTTTTTTTGTGATTTTTCAAAGTAGGGGATAAATCTGCCTTCCAGCCGTATTCCATAATCGTTCCCACATGATAAAAACCTTCAAGATCTTCAGTCAAGCTTAAGTACGAAGAAAAGATGAAAAACTTGAGATTGTATAAGCCTTGGGGGGAACTACTTACTAAGATAGAGGGTAAAGATGGTTAGAATATACCTTATTGCGGAATTGGGTTTTATCAATCAGATATAGTACGTGAAATTTATAGAGGGAATATAAAAAAGCTATTTGGTTGATAAATTTTTATTGGATTTGTATATTGAGGGTGTAAACGATAAGAATGAAGTCTTGGTTAAATAAAGTTAGTATAAAAGGGGGCAGCAGAAGTTGGAATGATTTAATCGTTCGTTTATAAAAAATTGAGGTATGGTTTTTATCAGTATTATTAGGATAATGAATGTCATTCAAAGAAATTTAAAAGTTTTTTCAGATAATGTAACATATCCATTCAGGTTTTGAGGGGGTCGTATGGTATAATAAAAACATATAAAAACACCCCATCGTATTGGCGTACGAAGGGATGTAAAAGGTGGTGATACATAATGGACCCGAATACTATTACAGCAGTCTGCACATTATTTTTAGTCGTTATTGGAATGATTCAAATAAGTAAGAAAGAAAAGAAGTAGTAATGTTTATTTAGTCTTTCAGTGTTGGCGCACTGAGAGGCTTCTTTTTTATCTTTATCTTTATTGTACGTCAATTATATCATGCTATGCAACATAACTTCAAGATTAGGCGACAAGGTGTGGTAATCTAAAATAAATAATTTAGCACTTTAAGCATTTGTCTCAAAAAAAAGAAAAGGCATCATCAGGGCGCCTTCCTCCGAATTGCACCACTTTAATTTTAATAATATGTATTGGATGGACTCCCGTTCGAATGTTAATGTATCAGCTTAAAAAGTTTCCTCAACTAACTTACGAACCGTTAGCCTTTTGTTCGATTCCCCATCACGTTTAAAGTTTATACCAATATTTCCTTTTTGATTGGAGGACAGTTTAAGCATTTTACCTTCATAGATACAATTCGCTATGTCTATAAATGCAAGACGATAGACACGCCCCCAAGATGATATTTCTAAAGGTAACTTGGGATGTTTACGCCAAACTTCTGGTTCTTGAGTAGTTATGAAATATTGTCTCTGCGTTTCATCAATTTCACGTTCGTTTTGCGGATCATTAAGAAATGGAATCAATAAGTTGATCATTTTATAAGCTTCATCTTTAGTAAGGGATTGCATATGTGTTTCTCCTTTAACGGGAATATTATTTCACTACCTTATCCATAACTACTTTATACTTATTAAACTCATCATCTTTCATCTCCCCATTCATCTGTAAAAGGAAATTCCCCTTAGCATATGTATGTGAGAAAAGCATTGGAGCTGAGTTGCCTAGCTCATCATAATACTTCTTAGCTTTCTCTAAGTCTTCTTTCTTACTAAATTCAAACACACGGCCGCCTTTATCCTCACCTAACTTCGGTGCAAGGATACGTTTCCCGTCTTTACGCATGTTTCCGAATTCCTTTTGTTCTAATTCCGTAGGATTCTCAGCTTCTAATCCAGCCTTTTTGAACTCGCTAATAAGTGAGGTTGTCGTAACCGGTTCAGGCTTCTTAGCTTCTTGTTTAGGTTTCGATTCAGTTGCAGTTTTATCATTTGAACTACAAGCAGCCATTCCCATAAGTAGTGTACTACATGTTAATGCTGTAAGTAATTTACGCCTCATATTGTTACCTCCGGTATGTATTGGTTATTTCAATTTATTACGAATCGCTTTTAATACTCCATCGACATTGTAATCAGGAATATTACGGATTGTACGCTTCTTAGTCCCGAACATTTTCTTCATTTCAAGATAAATAATCCCTGTATTCATAAGCGAGATACCAAACGGCCCTTGAATGATATCAAAATCAACATCCTTAATGTCCTTGTACTTCACTACTTCAGCTTCAGCGCCACCAAATAAGCCGCCTTTCATCATTACCAGGTATAAGTTATGTTCCCCAACAACAATGAACCCCGTTTTTGTTAGCTTAGGATCAGCTACTTCAAAGTAGTGAATATTTTCTTTAGGCTTCATAACCTTCTTTAAAGCATCGAAAGCAAACTGATAATATTTACGTTCCGTTTTTGGTAGTTCTTTTGAGATTTCAACCATCTCTGTAAGAGTAACTGGGTATTCAATAACGCCAAAGCGTTCATCAATTTTAGTGTATTTTGGAGTAGCCATATAATATCCCCTTTTAAAATGTAAGATTTCTTAACCAAGCATAACAAAAACGGTTACAACTATTTTGTCACATTTTGTCGAATGAAAATAAAAAAAGAGAGCCGTAGCCCTCGCTGGAAAGATTGGTAATATTTTGTAAAATTTTACCACTATTCATTGGAAAACTTTTCTTCTACAATGAATTTAAATCAGAACGTTTCTTGGTTATCTTTAATCATTCGAATAAACAACAATACTTGATTGCAAAAACGCTCTTTCTGAGCATCGTCTAACGCCCCATACGTTGACCTAGCTTCAGAAATGACTTGTTGTATTGGTTCATCTTCGAAATTGTTAGAGAAACCTACAAGGACGTCTAAAGAAACATTGAAAAAGGAGGCGATACTCGCTAAAGTTTGAATATCTGGTTGGAATCTACCAGTTTCCCAATTCTTAATTTGACTCTGACTTAAATTAAGAGTTTCAGCTAACTCCGCTTGTGTTAAATCACGCGACTTTCTTAATTGTTTTAAAGTTTGTCCAAAGATTATCATAGTAATTTAAGTATAAATATTGAACTATCATACTACTACAATAAGTTGTTTTATTAACTAAACGATAAAAATAGTCGTTAAACAACTAAAATGTAGAAATAAAATAGAACAAAAGTTCGTTTTTTATGGTAATATATGTTCATGAGGTCTTTATTATGTCACATGCATAATTGCATATTTTATTTTTGTACAACTTGAAAAACGTTGATATGAAGCGTTTTTCAAACTTTCTCAACAATTGTCTGACAATCATAGGACTGAATATTGGGAAATTTGTGGTATTATGAAAACAAATAAAATAAACGGACGTGAAAAAAGACCCACGGTGTAAGTAGTGTTGGAAGCACTCTTACACTGCCCCCTAACCACCTAGGGAACATTGTCGCGGATCTTGTACATACATATTATAACACATCTTAGATTGAGAGTGACACGTTTTCCTTTATATGTAACAAAATGGGGTTTACGTGTCTTTTTGTCCACAAGGAGGACAAAAATGGAAATGTTATTAAAAAAGATGCACGAAGACTTGAAGTCTAACGGTTACACAAATCGTAAATTAGCAACTTTATTTAATGTTAGCCATACTACAGTGAATAGTTATTTTTCTCAAAGTACTAAATTTGATTTTATGCATTACGTCGAAACATTAAGATTATATGAACCAGATAATATAAATTTCAGAAGAGAATCTCTGTTGAATGCTTTTGAATATATGTCCCCTAATAACGAAAGATTGGGACTTGAAGTACTGAATATGTATGGTGAATTTGAATTACAAAAGATTTTAATCGCTAAAATTCTAAATAATAATGATACAAATAAAAACGCAAGACTTAACAAAAAAATAGCCGAAGTATATCAATTATTATCATTGCGTAATGAAGGCTTTATAAATAAACATGAGTTTTTCGAATCTGTTGATGAATTCAGAAAATCAAAAAAAATATCGACTAATGAATTGAAAATAATTTCTGATTTCGCATTAATATACTCGCATCTTGATTTTAATGATCACAAAATGGTTTTGAAGTATACAAAACAATTAATGCCGTATATTGAGGAAATAAAGAAAGGGACTTCAAAAACATCGTTCACATTAAGAGCGAAAGAGATGTTAGCAACAAGTAGTCATCATGCTAATGATTTAGAACAAGCTAGAAAATATTGTTTCGAAATTATAAATGAACCTTTAAACAAGTATGAGTGTATGAAAGCACTAGCGTATTGTATTTTAGGTGAAACATATATATTTGAGGATTACAGTATTGCTAAGCACTATTTCGAACAAGGGATATTGACATTAGAGAAACCGTCTAATCGAAAGTGTATAGTTAGAAAAAAAGCTATAGAGAACACACTTAATTTCTTGAAAATATATTGGAGGAAGGATTTAAAAAGCATAAATCCTACAGATAAAGCTGAAGAAGCATTTTTATACGCTGTAACGAATCGTGAAGAGGAAGCTTTATTTTTGTTAGATGAGTTAGAAAGAGAAAATGGTATGTTAAGCCCAATACAAAAGTATTATAAAGGTTTAGCTACTGGGGATAAAAAATACTTTGAAGAGTCCATAGCAGATTTTGAAAAATTAGGTGATTTTTTCTATTCTAGACTATCAAGAGAGCGCTTAAAATGATATAATTAAGGTATGAAAAGGAGTGATTTTATTTGAAGCTAAAAGCTATCAAAATAGTAATAGCAGCAGCAATTATTGCTTGTGTTGGTTTTACACCAGTACATAACGATAAAGAGGTAACACAACAATCTCAAACTCCAATTGAATATAGAATGATGGTCGATCCTGGGGCAGGAGGCGGCTGAAAATAGAGAATGACGCTATCGCGAAGATAGCGTCATTCGTGCTTTATAAGAGGTGGAAAGTAAATGACTAAACGGTCGAAAACTTTCCAGTGTGTGTATAACTAAAAGAGGATGCAGGGGGAAAAGGCAAATGGAAGAAATGATAACACAAGTTTTATTAATGGAAAAAGCTGAAGGGGTAAATGTCGATCATTTGCGCGATTTGTTAAAGGAACTGGCGAATCAGGAAAAAAAGTAAAATAAAACTCCGTGAGACTAATAATTGTCTACGGAGTTTTATTTTTAGATATAAAGCTTTGGATTGTTGATTTAAATAACTCTTTGTTGTCCTCTGAAAGTTGGTTGATCAGTATCATCCATTCATTAGTCTCTTTGCTTATTTCTTCTGTTTCTTTAACTGTTAACTTCTGATGCATAGCTCTTCCTAACAAGTAATCAATAGAAACCTCGTATATGTCTGCTAGTTTAGTTAATGTTTCGTAGTCAGGTTTACGTCTTCCTGATTCGTAACTAGATAAAGTTGCTTTATTTACGTCTAATTTTTCTGAGATGAAAGTCTGTGTATACCCTTTCTTTTCGCGACACGCTTTCAATCTTTCGTTTAAGTTCATAATTTTATTATTCCCCTTTATAAATAATATCCCATTACTAATGTGCATTGCCTTGCTTTAAGGTGTATTACACTACCTTACTGTGCATTGCAAAACTTTTGCTTAATTACAGTATATATACTTTTTGACAACTTTTCACTATCTGTAAAAATATTTTTAACAAAATGACAAAATGGGGTTTACATTTACGAAATGACAACCTATAATGAAATCAAGAAGTTGTCAAAACGACAACGACAGGAGGTGAAGCGGATATGACATTCGGAAACAGAGTCCGAGATATTCGCAAACAAAAAAATATAACACAAGAAAAACTAGCTAAGAAGCTTGACTTCAGCCACGCTTCAGCTATTTCTTTTATAGAAAACGGCAAGAGAAGGTTAGACGCTGAAAAGATACCAACCTTAGCAAATGCACTTGGAGTATCAATAAACGAACTTTTTTTTGCTCAAAATGTTGTCAAAACGACAACTGAAGAAACGGAGGAAAAAGAAAATGAATCAATTACAAGTTTTCAATAATGAAGAGTTCGGTCAAGTTCGAACGATGGTACAAGGCGAAGATGTTTGGTTTGTAGCGAAAGATGTGTGTGATGTACTAGAAATCAAGAATCATAGAACATCGATCTCAATCTTAGATGAAGATGAAAAGGGAGTACATAGTATGGACACCCTTGGTGGAATACAACAATTACAAACAATCAACGAAAGTGGGCTTTACTCATTAGTCTTGAGAAGTCGCAAACCACAAGCTAAAGCATTCAAAAAGTGGGTAACAAGCGAAGTACTTCCTTCTATTAGAAAACACGGAGCATACATGACAGATCAAGCGCTCGAACAGGCGGTAACTAATCCAGACTTCATGATTGGGCTTCTCACTAAATTAAAAGAAGAAAAAGAAAAGCTTGCAGCAGCACAACAACAAATTGTACAGCAACAACCATTAGTAGTCTTCGCAGAAGCGTGTATGCAATCGAATGAATCACTAAAAGTAAGCGAAGTTGCTAAGTTGGCAGCTAAACACAAAGTCAAAATTGGACAACGTCAGTTATTCGCAAAGCTTAGAGAATGGAACTTAATGTTCAAACGATCTACTGAACCAACTCAACAAGGAGTTGAAAAAGGATACTTCGAAATCGCACAAGGTGTTAAACAGAAACCGAGCGGAGAGCCATTCACATGGACAACAACATACGTAACGCCAAAAGGACAAGCCTACATCATAGACCGACTGAAGAAAGAACAGGAACAGGAGGCGGTTTAAATGATGGAAGAAAGCACGTTATCACTAGCAATCTTATCAGCGGTAATTTGTTTAGGGGCATACCTTGGGTACCGAATCGATGTTGTAGCAAAGAGAGCAGGATGGCTTGAAGATGACAAATAAACAACAGCGTGATGAATACGAACAAAAGAAACTCGCATGGATCATAAAGGATTTAAGAGCTAGAGGTATACATAACAGCGCAGATAAGGTTGAGGAAATGCATAAGGAGTTTATAACTTTAGCTAAATAGAGAGGGGAACAAGAGATGAAAGAACTTAGTTGGTCTAATGGCGTTGAATGGGGAAAGATTTACTGTCCAATGTTAGGGGAAGAAGTAATGACGTACTACATGGAAGGCACACCACCTTATGATACCTATACAAATCCTATTGTTAATGAAGATGGAGATGTTTATTACTATCGTTTCGACCAAGATGAAGGCGGTTGGCATGAAGATGCTGAGTGGTTAGGGGAATATACAGAAGGTACGAATTGCAAGTTCGGTTAAAAGGACAAGCTTCGCTTGTCGGAATGTTCAGGAATCTAATGTTGGTCCCCACCTAAATGAAAGGTTCCTGGATATTCCGATGCGTGAAAGCATCAAGAAAGGGGAATGGAAATTATGTCTAGGGTAAGCGTTTTTGACAGATTAAACGATATTGAGAATGAAGCCTTATTAATTGATGAAGAAAATTTTGAAGTAACTGGTCGTAAAATCGCAAAAGAGTCCGATTCGTTGCAAGAAGAATTAACAGATATCGATGAGGAAATTAGGTTACTAGAAGTAGAGGTTAGCTCGTGGTTAGTATTCGGGATTCCGCTTAAAGAGCTTCCAGACAAACTAGAAAAACTCGAAGAACAGCTATATGACCTTAGAAGTAAATTGTTTTAAACAAAAGAAAACCAGTCGATTACGCCAAATCGACTGGTTCATGAAACGATAGATTATTATGTACCTTTAGTATATCACAATCGTTTCTTCTAAGTAAATAAGGAGGAATTGGTAATGATTGAAAACGGAATGTTAATTGGAAATCATCACGATTCATCGGCAAGAGATTTCATTGAACTATGTTGTGGTTGTGAAGGAGAGATCTACTACGGAGAAAGTTGCTTAGACTTCGGTGGGGATTACCTACACACAGAAACGGAGTGCATTACTCAATATGTAAAGTCTCATTCTACAGAGAAAGTAGCAGGTGAATAAGATGGGCCTACAAAACAAAATTGAAGCTGAAATTCAAATTCTAATGAGTTTAGTTGAACGATATAAGCAAAGTAAAGAACCTAACGCTGCATCGATGGTTGTAGCTTATGAATACGGATTACAGGCACTTACGGAAGTTTATGATGTTAGTCAACAAGAAGAGGTGATTCCGTTTTGAAGCGCGCGATAGATGAGCTGAAGAAGTCGCTAAAAGTAGAAAAAAAGAAATTAAGTGATTACGAGTTTAAGTTACGAAATTTGAAAGAACATGAGATTTTACTTCGCGAATCAATTGCCGATGTGAAAATAACAATCTCTGATATAGAAGAAACAGTTTCAACATTAGAAATAATGACGGAAGGAGCTGATATCAGTGAATAAAAGCGAAACGATCACTGAATTAGCCAAGGCATTAGTGAAATTCAATTCAGAAGTTAACAAAATAGCAAAGGATGCAGACAATCCTTTCTTTAAGAACAATTACGCAACGCTAGACACAATAATAGATGAAATTAGACCAATCCTTTCTAAACATGGATTAAGCATCATGCAGATACCAAGTGGAGACGGTCAAAATGTAACGTTAAAAACACTTCTCTTACATGAGAGCGGCGAATGGCTTGAGTCGGATGAACTAACTATGAAGCCAGTAAAGAACGATCCGCAAGCGGTCGGGAGTTGTATCACATACGCAAGACGATACTCATTAGCAGCATTCCTTAGCTTGAACACAGGTGAAGATGACGATGGAAACGGCGCTACTTACGGGAAGGACAAGCCTAAACCTAAAGGTAACAGCGGACAAGCTCCTAGCAAGCCACAAGGTAACGGTGGTAATGGTAAAGCATCTGAGAAACAAATGAAGATGATACATGCGAAAATAGCGCATATTTCAGCTATATCAAAGACTGATAAACATACCATTGAAGATACATTGAAAGGCAATATCGGAACTGACAACATAAACGAGATTAGTTCGCAGATTGCATCGAAAGCAATCGAAGTGCTAATAGGATGGGAAAAGCAGTATAGCCAAGCAGGTTAAGGAGTGAAAAACCTATGTTAGATAAAAATCAATCGAAAGTCGTCCTTCCTTCATGGGTGTGGAAGGGCGCACGAAACGAAAAAGAAGCAAAGGCAAAAGCGATTGAGTACATTACTCCCGATCGCTACCCAGGATACAAGATATTGAATATTAAAGATGGTATCGCATTGTGCGAGAGGGAGAGTGTGTGATGTTCAAAGTACCTGTAAGACGCGGATCAATGAAAGAAATGTTAAAAGCAGTTCGTGATTTAGAAAAACGAGGTTATGACTATATTACTCCAATCAAAAAGGTATATAGAGCGGAAAAGACGTTTTATAACGATGGGACATTTAAAGGGAAGGACAAAATTCGATTTACAGGCATGGAAGATCGTGCAAGTTACGAATGTTGGATGAAGAAGGTGAACTAAATGACATTAATCGATAGAAGAAGACGTGGATTTTTCATGATAGATAACGAGATTGTAGATGATGCAAGACTAACTCATAAAGAAATGGCAGTATATATGGTCCTATGTAGACATCTAAATCAAGAAACGGGTAGTTGCTTCCCTTCTTTATCAACAATCGGAAAGAAAGTAGGAATGTCTAAGAATACAATTATCAAATCTCTAAATTTACTCATTGAATGCGGATATGTATTCAAAGAAAAGAGAAATGGCGAAGACGGAGGGCACGCTTCAAACATTTATTATGTCAATGATATTAGTACCCTTGTTCAACCAGTGAACAAGGTAGTTCAGGAGGTGAACAAGGGTGGTTCAGGAGATGAACAAGCCCTTGTTCACCAGGTGAACCCTAACAATACTAATCTTAACAATACTAATTTAACAATAAGTAGTAGTAAGAACCCCTTCTCATTCTATGAAAGTAACATTGGAGTTTTAAATCCATTCATGGCAGATGGCATAGATCAGTGGATAAAAGATACAAGCGAAGAACTTGTTATAGCAGCAATGGAACGTGCATTAAAGCAACAGAAGAAATGGAATTACGCTGAAGGCATTTTGAAACAGTGGGCTAACAAAAACATTAAGACTTTAGATGATGTGGCAGCTTTAGAAGCTGAATACCAACGAAATAAAGGAGCGAAGAACAATGCAGAGAGCGGCGGCAGCAATACCAACCGATATAGCCAAAAAGGTGAATATGACTATGGATTCTGATGTGTGTGACACACATGGCATGAATAAGATGAAGTTTGGTGGACAAGTTGTTTGCCCTCGATGCTTCCTTGCAAACGAAAGTAACAAGCTTCAGCAACAAGAACAAGAGAAATACGATGCGGATAAAGCGAATGAGAAGAAGTTCATGTTCCATCAACAAAGCATGATTGCCGATAGCAACATTAAGAAAGCTAACTTTGATAATTACAAACCTACTAGCGAGGAAGGAGCGAAGAACCTCGAACTCGCAAAGGTCATCGCAACGGATTATCTCAATGAGAAGGTGTTTAACACGATAATGGCCGGGAATTGTGGCGCAGGGAAAACACACCTTGCTTACGCTATAGCAGATCAGCTTGCAGGAGCAGGGAAGTCGGTTGTCTTCGTTACAGTTGGAGAATTGCTACGGAAGATTAAAAGTACATTCAGTAAAGATTCAACACTAACTGAGGATTCAATCATTCGAAGCTTAGTGAGAGCGGAAATATTAATAGTCGATGATTTAGGAGCGGAGTTAGGCGCATTAGATGCCAATACAAAAGCGACAAACTTCATTAATAGAGTGTTATTCGATGTTTTTGACGGAAGGCAAGGTAAATCTACTATCTTCACGACAAACCTCACAGGGGAACGTCTAGAGGGCGCATATGATGAACGAATTGTATCACGTATTTTCAATAATTTTAAAGCACTTGTTTTCAAAGATACAAAGGATTACAGAAGAAAAGCACTACCATTTTAATTATAAAATTTGATTTTAAAAAACGGAGGGGTCGAAATGGAAATCAAGGTAAATGAGCAAGCTCAAAAGTTTCATTTAGCAACAAATCAAGGGAATTGGCAACAAGCGATAGGTCATGAAATACAAGTAGGGAAGTACAGATTTTGTGCCATCCCTATAGGGAATCATATAAATGTATCTGAAGTAACAACAGGGGTCAGAGCGATAAACGTCAATATCACACAAGAAGTTTGGGATGAGACAAGAACTAAAGAAGGTACAGTGAAGCATTTGTATAAAGTCGGAAAAAGAATGGAAGAAGTCATAAATAAAGTTGGAAGCTCTTATTTGGATAAGTTAATTGAGGATTCTAAGAAAAATAATTTAGAAAAAATCGGAGAAATGCCACCGATTGAAGATGTCGATATAGATTGGATGATGTAACGAATTAATTTTTTATGAAAACATAAGGGGGAATTAAGATGTGTGCATGTAACGGAACGGGAGTAATTCAGAACGACATTGGAACGGGTATGTATCAATTTGGACCATGTATTTGCGAAGCGGCGAATCAAACACCGGAAGAGGTAGATAGAAAGCGTCATGCTGTTATGGCGAGACTAAGAGCAATTCATCAATTACAAATGGAGGGGAAATGGGATGGGGAAGTTCGAGACAGCCGAACAGCTTGAGAATTACACAATAGCACAACAAACGAAAAAGTATATGACAAAGAAACGACGCAATTTGTATATACCTCTTGAAAAGTATGATCTGTTATTCGACGAAAGCGAAGTGACTCGTGTAAAAGAATTATGGCGAGACGATAAAACATTAGCGGAAATTGCCGAAACTTTGGGAAGACACGAATTAGAAATAGCGGTTCTTATTATGGATCAGGGAGATAAGAAAAGAATCAATAAGCGCTCAATGGGGTTAGGAGCATGAAACAACTAACACTAGATGATGTTGTAGGAAGTTTTGATTACTCAGCAAAGAGCACGGCGGATAGGTTTTTACAAAGCGCTACAAGCGTCATAACGTATTCAATTGAGTTTTACGATAAGGATGATAAATGGAAACTTAGATGGTTTGAAGCAAAGTCAGAGAGCGAAGCCGTGGGAATGGCTAAAGATAAATATGGACGGATTCAAATTATTGATACTTATATATCGGACAGAACATTAGCTGAGATTATGGAGCTAGATTAGGAGGGAGAAGGAATGGCTTTAGATCGTTGGTTAACTGATGAAGAACGAGCAAGAGCAGCAGCTAACGGGATATGTGAAAAAACATTATACTATCGCCTCTACAAAACGGATAAATGGGAACTAGAAGAAGCTTTAACAGCTCCGCCAGGAACGGTTAGACATGATTATGAAGGGAAAAATCATAAATGGCTTCAATTGGTCAGGAAGAACGGCATAAGTACAGACACTTTTCATAGCAGGATAAAAAGCGGTTGGGGACATTATAAAGCAGCTACAAAACCAGCAAGAAAAAAGAAGGTGACGGGGAAATGAAGTACAAAGCGGTGCCAACCGATAAAGATTACGAGATTGCAGCGCGTAATGGAATATCAAAAGCTAACGTGAATCAAAGGGTATACGGCTACCAATGGAGCATAGAACGCGCTATAACGGATCCACTCCAAAACAAAAAAGGAAAAGAGAATAATAGGACTTTGGTATTCCTCGCTGAACAGAACGGAATTAGCGCTTCCACTTATTACAGAAGGATTAGGGGCGGAATGTCAGAAATCGAAGCAGCAACGAAGTTGAAAAAACATGAAGTGTTTCTAAAGATAGCATTAGAAAACGGCATAAGTGAAAATCTCTACCGTAAAAGGGTAGAAAGAGGCATGACTCAATATGCAGCGGCAACAAAGCCGAAGGACAAGCGTGGGAGCACGAAAAAGAAACAGATAAGCTAGGAGGAAAAGAGATGAAAGAGCTAGATGTGTTTTTTAAAGCTTTGAAAGAAGAATTAAATGGAGAGCAAATGGAAGTCGGAGATGAATTTGTGTATACATGCAACAATGCGGTTGTCATCTACAGCATGGATTACAACGAAAAGAAAGAGAAAACACTAGATATCCGTATTATTGGCGGAAAGGCAGTTCACATAGATATTGAATTACCGATTTTCGAATAGGAGGCAACATGGACAGGCAAGACAGGTTAATAGAACTATTGATTCAGATGAATATATTCAAGCTAGCTGACGGGCGCGACTTATTTGAAGGGAGTTGCGAGGAACTGGCGGGGCTGTTAAGAGGAGATGGGGAGAATGAGAAGCGAGATAAAGTTTAGAGCATGGGACAAAGTAAATGAAGAAATGTATGAGGTTGGTTATATCGATTTTCCTAGTAAGAAAGTACAGCTAGCAAGTATTCATGATGGGATTTGCTACAAAACATTTGAAGCAGATTTTAAAGATATCGAGCTACTTCAGTACACAGGTTTAAAAGATTCAAAAGGACACGAAATTTACGAGGGTGACATTGTGAAGATTAGTGGGCATCCATTCCAAGGCTCAATTGATATAGATGGGAATTACATTGTTGGATATAACGAGTTAATGGAACTGAGTTGCGGTGGTTGGTACCTTCATAGGATGAGACATTGGTCTGAAGTGGTTGGGAACAAGTTTGAAAATCCAGAGATATTACAGGGAGGTAAGGGAGAATGAATAAAAGCACTGTAATAGTAAGTACAAGTGATGCAGCGAATCCGTTTATTTACGAAGTATATGGTTATATGACGCAAAACATTATGGAAGAAATCGAAAACGACTTATTAGAACAACTATTGTTCGATATCATTGAGGGTTGCAATTTAAATTACGATTTAAAAGTAGAAGCTACTTATATAGAAGGTGAAATTCAATATGGTAGTGGTGAAGGTGATATCAATAGAATTCCATCTTACTGGAGTCTAAATGTTATAGAAAAAATCCCACAAAAAGGAGAGGAATAACAATGAAATATACAGAGCATGGAACTTACGAAGTAACTCAACTATTAGCAGAAGCGAAGGAGAATGAAGAAAATGGCAACTAAGATCATTATGTACACAGGAACAACTTGTTCCAAGTGCAAAAGAGCGAAAGAAATGCTTACTAACACACCACCAGGTCATGAGGTGGAATTAATTGAAAGAAATGTAGATGAAAGTGAAAGTGATATGGATTGTTTGAGAAATATCATTAATTCTAGCTCGTTACCTACTTTTGTAATACCTAAAAGTGAAAAAGGCTTGGATATTTTTAATAAAGACACTTATCACACGTATATCGGTTTTGATGAAAATATAAGAAAAATCATGGGTCATATAGGTTTGTAGGAGGGGTCGCATGAAGAAAGAAACAGAGATTCAGGTGAATAGTGAACTTGCAGTAGTAGAAAGTGAGATTTGTAAGATGGAATATCACTTGGTGGGATTGGATAACGAGAAGCGGAAGACGAAGTTATCTTTGGAAGTGTTGAAGAAACAGAAAGAGAAATTAAAAAGTTACTTATAAGGAGCGGATACGAATGTTAAACATACAAAAGATTTTTGAAGCGCAAGACAAGCTAGATCGTAAAGTTGTTGAGGTTCATGGGTTAGAAGGCAAAAACCTAACTGGCGATGTTACACACGCATTATTTACGGAGTTAGGTGAGCTGAGCAATGAGATTGGATTTTTCAAGTATTGGAAGAAAAATAAGAAAGATGATAAAGCGCGTCAGTACGATGAGTGGGCGGATTGCATGCACTTTATGGCGAGTTTGGGTAATAAGTATGGGCATAGTAGCGACTTTTATTTCAACAATGATATCAAATCATTCATCATATCGTACACAGAGGTTCCGTATCATTGTTGTTTTGAAAGAATATATCATTCTGATTTTAGACAGTTCAGCAAGTACGTGATGGCAATGGGAGCGCTTATTGCTATCGGCGAAAAGATGGGGATGACTTACGAAGAGATGGATAAGGCTTACTTCGAAAAGAATCAGGTTAATTATGATCGATTAGCAAGTGGATATTAAGACCAAATTTGAATTTTGTACAGAAATGGGGAATTAAGGTGAAAGATGTAAAGATAGAAACCATTTGTGGGAGTGTACGTATTTTTGTAGATGATACCGTTATTGGAACGGTTTCTGATGAGACTGGAAAAGTGGTTGCAGAACAATTATTAATAAAGCTTGATTTGGCTGGAGCTATTAATTTAACCATTAAAAACTAAACAAAAGCGTTATTTTAATTGAAAAGGGGAATGAGAGATGTCAGTAGTAAGTAGATCACACAGAGCTTTGAAAAGAAAATACAGACCAATAAGACAAGAATTTAAGAAAGATATTTTAGAAGTAGCAAAGAACAATCGTGCTTTTGCAATGATGATTATTGAAACATATACAGCCAGTCAACATAGAACTCACATTATGAAGATTTGGAGTTTATTAGGACACCACCATAAGGAAGCGCACCAAGACTATTGTAATAAGTTAATGGGTAAGCATTTAACAGGACGTGATGAAATAATGAAATCCATCTATTTTGCAGATAAAGAATTATACGACAAATACCATCGGAAGTTGCCAGAATGCTATGCGATGGGTGATGCATTAGGGATTGCGTACAAAGTACTTAAATCTTAACAAAATAGTTATTTGGGAGGGGAAAGTGAGATGAGTACAGTTACAAATCATGTACTAAGTCAGATTAATGAAGAATGGCAGCAACAGGGGAATGACGCTTATGCGTTTTTAACAAACGTTCACCTGTGTCCGTTTCTATACAACCAGCTTGAAGATGAGGGAATTCTAGAAAAGCAAACAGATCAAGACGAAGAGTGGTTTGTTTTTAATCCGAATGAGTTTAATAGCATTGAGAACGGAAATTACTTTGAGATATTAATCTACAAGGAAGAGATAGACGGGCTAATATCTTATGAATTTGAGTGATTTATAACAAAAACGCTATTTTATTAGAAAAGGAGAATGAAAATGGAAGAGATCTTAGTGCAAGGATTCATAAATAAAGATTTAAAAAGATTAGGGGTTAATGCTACGAGAACATACGGAAATGAAGAAACGCATTATCAAGTATATGAATTGACCGATAAAGAATTTGAGAAACTTAGTGTCCTATGCATGAACGAAGATGATAATGATGAACATTGGCAAAATGGCGGATGGCGTTGGTATAAAGGAAGTAATCAACCTATACCGACTGATAAGGCGACTGTAAAACATAAAGAATTAGCTTGCTGGGTGGAACCGATAGAAGTTGGTGAAGAGACGTATCGGAATGATTGGCATGTGGATTTATTAGAATACCTTGAAATTGAAATGGGGTGCACAGCTTTCGCAAATGTATGTGCGGTAGCTAAAGATTTAGCAAAATACAACAATATGAAAATGGCCGAGTTATTCAAAAAGTATCAAGGGTAATTCAAACAAAAACTTCATTTTAGTAGAAAGCGAGGTGAGAGGATGAGTCTTACTTTTATAGACTTATTCGCAGGAATCGGAATGTTTCGGATAGGAATGGAGAAAGCCGGACACAAGTGCATCGGTTGGGTTGAGTGGAATAAGCCAGCAAGAAAAAGTTATGAAGCTATGCATGATACGAAGGGAGAATGGACCGAAAATGACATTAGAAACGTTACAGGAACAGGAATACCAGCAGCCGATGTGTGGTGTGCAGGATTTCCATGCCAAGACATTTCCAAAAACGGAAAACAAAAAGGACTTGCAGGAGAACGATCAGGACTATTTACAGAAGTTATCCGGCTCATCAAAGAAGTACCTGAACATAAGAAACCTGCCTACCTGCTCTTTGAAAACGTTGATAACACATTATCAGTCAATAAAGGATGGGACTTTGCCCGTATTCTCACTGAAATGGATGGAGTCGGGTATGATGCGGAATGGGATGTTATCACCTCAACAGAGGTTGGAATCCCTCAAAGAAGGAAAAGAATATTCATTGTCGGATATCTTAGAGGACGACGTATCAAGCGAATATTTAGTTGATACAGAAAAGAACATCTGCATTTTAGAAGTAACGAAAGATTATGTGAAAGTAAGACAGGCTACTAAACAAGGATATGATATCGGTGTTGTAGGTGATGCTATTAATATAGCAGTACCAACATCCAAGACGCGAAGAGGTCGCATAGGGCACGGCGTAGCGCAAACATTACTTAGATCCAGGGAACAATGTACTTTACGTGATGGGAAGTTATACTGGCTCACTGAAAGAGAATCGTGGAGATTACAGGGCATACCGGATGAATACTTTGATCGAGCGAAAGAAGTAACATCACCAAATCAATTATATGCACAGGCTGGTAATGGATTAACTGTTAATATAGCAAGGTTTATTGGTGAACGAATGGGATATGAAGAAAATTAGTATAAAAATTTCATTTTGTAGAAAAGAGGAATGGATATGAATTTATTAGAGCAATACATTGAAGAAGTTATCAGTGAGGAACCATACACTGAGGAATGGACGAACGAGTTTGATAAAAAGTTTGTAAAGGTAAAGTTGGTTACAAACTGTTATGGTCGGAAACGCAATGAAGAACAAATCTTTGATGTTGATAAATGGGAAAAGGTAAAAGAACAAGGTTATTACATGGGATAAGTAAAAGAGCATCCGGCAAACGAAAGGGGAATAGATATGAGCGAATGTATAGAACTGACATATGCAGAAGAAAGAGTTAAGGATATGTCTAGAAAGTGTGTATTAGCTATTGAACATTTCGAAACGTGGGATGACGTTTGGGAACATCCTACACATGATAGCGAAGTTCAACAAGTGCTATACCTACCTATTAAATATAAATGTTGGGGAAAAGGAATTTAAAAAAGCAGCTAGCAAAAGCTAACTGCTCAGGTTAAGAAATGGGTTGTCTACAGTATTGACGGAATATTGAGTTTTATTCAGGGGAGGAAGAGGGAAATGAAAATGGTTCGTAGGCGTGCTGTTATTAGATTAGAGAAGCAACGAAAAAGTGAAGGTAGGTTTAGTGCGATTAAATGGAATGTACACATAAATTTAGGTAAACGAAACTATAAGACTAAAGACATGTTGGGTGCATATCAAGACATGCAAGATATTAAGAATAAAGTAAATGAGATAACAGGAAATGCAGATGGCCGATTAGTTTTATAACAAAATAATCCTTTTAATAGAAAGCGAGGTTACTAGTTGATTAAGAAAAGAAAACAGCAGAAGCGAAAGAAAGCAACGAAACCGAAGATTAGAAGTAAAGAAGTTATATATGATGGTATAAAATTCGATAGTCAAACAGAATGTGACTATTATAAGTACCTAAAAACAAGGGATGACGTCTTAAAAATAGATGTTCATCCCGAATATGAGCTAATCCCAACATTCACGATTAAAAGCAGCATAACGAAGTCAGGCAAGTCGAAAAAGTCAGCCTCTAGGTTTACGCCGGATTTTAAAGTGACGTACTCAGATGGTCGTATAGAGGTGGTAGATGTTAAGGGGCATAAGAAGGCAATCAATGAAGGATTCCCATTAAGAAAAAGATTATGGGAGTTTCAAAACCAACAGGAGTTAATCGTTGCGATATGGGACAAGGATGCAAGGAAGTGGAAAAGATCGTAAAAGGGAGCTGAGTAGATGATTCCAAAATACAAAGGTACAAGAGAGTTCATGTTGCATCGAAATGAAGAAGGCTTTGGAGGTAAGCAACGTGTATGGAGTTTCGACGTATTCACGTACAAGGAGTTAATGGACCATTTAGACGACGGATGGAGAATCCACGACGAAGAGAAACGTATAGCAGCGTTTTATAGGAAGACAACAGCTTAATGGATAATGGAACCATGCAGAGTAGATTGGTGGGGGCTACTTTACTAAGCATGTTTCCCTTATTCAACAAAGAGATAGTAAAATTTCACGTACCTTATGTAATGTTAAAAAGACAAATTCAGAAATAGGGGGATTCCTTCATGGAGAGGCAATTAACTTTATTACCGGCTGTAGATGATAAGAAAGTACAAAAGGAAGTAGTAAGCGTTTTGAAAGAGTACAGAGCACTTAAGATGAGGTTTAGTAATGAAGTGGAACAAGAAGGAATCAGTTTATTCCCTGAGTTACGTGATTCAAGGAACACGAGTAAATGGAAGGTGCAGCAGGTAGAGAAGGCACTTAACAATTTATTAGATGAAGATGAGCGTAATATTGTTGAAATGAAGTTCCTTACAAATGAAAGAGTAAAAGATTCAGATGTGTATCATGATCTACTACTAAAGAAGACATATTTCTATGAGAAGAAGCAGAGTGCGGTTAAATTGATTGCTACAGCACTAGGAATTATTTAAAAACAGCGAACAAAACGCGAACTTTTTGGGGGACTAAATAAAATGCTAAAAATTATAAATTATATGTACAAGCTCTTTGAAAACCGCATAACGAAGAGGATTAACACTCCTATTAGTGAATGTTCTGATGCGAGAATGTCACGGTAACGTATACCGCATAGTAGGGCGGGCAAGGCGGTAAGAACCCGCGTTAAGACGAGAAGACCAATGAATTAATTACAATGACATATTCCAGTGTGGCGGGTGTGAGATAACTCGCATTCGTCATGCTGTTTCTAATTTGTATTTATCATTCAACACGGAATCCACCTTCTGTGCTGAAAATAGATATAAATCTATTACTCTTGCTATGTCGATTTCTACGAATGGGGATGGTTTTCATGATTAAATGAAAATTGTTCTGGTGAGTAAAATCATTTGCTTTAAAACAGTTGTATACGTAACTTGAATTATCACATGTAGTAATTACTCACGATTTTTATTATTGGGATAAAACAGGGTGTAAAGGAACTTGTCACTCCTTTACTCTAGATAATAAGACGGATAATTCCCCCTATCCGCGTATATCCCCTTACTAATCTTGTTATCTAGAGTAAGGCAGTGGAAAACGTAGTACTGTCTTGTATATAAAGATTAATTCCCTTTATATAATCACATTGCGTAAAGACTATAGGTCAGCTAAGGCTATGCGACGGCTGAAGTATTGACCGAGTCCACGGACTTAAAACGAGAAGATTCTTAGTCTTCTCCTAGCCACCGAACGTAAAGCGCGTAGCTAATAAGAGCTAAAAAATTACATGATGCGGTGGCTTGGAGAAGGTTGAGAGTTATCAGCCTTAAATGAAGAGATACTTATTGCCATTTGTTTTCTCTCTTTTCTCCCATCCCCTTGAAAGCTGTCACTTCGGTGATGGCTTTTTGTTATGTAGGATATTCTTTTATTCTGTCGAATAGATAGAGTAGGAGAGGAGGGGATATTATGGAGACGGTTTTCGGATTAAAGACTGTTATGTACCCAGTTAAGAGTAGCAATGGGATCGAATACTGGGAAATAAAGATTTCTAATGTTAAAGGCATTTATTACGGCGGTGCGCGTTGTATGAATGAAGCTTCATTATTTATTGGATTCAAAGAATTAGGTTCGATGGATGAAGCAAAAGCAATAGATTATATTGTTAGTATGATTAAAGAAAATTTATAGTATAAAGAAAAGGGCATCCATAACGGGTGCTTTTTTCTTTGTTATATAGAAATTACACATTAAACGGAAAGGTGAATAGGAGGATGCATAATGGAAGTAATAAATGGTCCTACAAACAGAATAGATATCAAGAGTCCTAAAAATAAATTGGATATCGAAGTTAATATAGATACTGATGAAGCAGAAGTAAAACTTGAACGATTAAAGAAAGCTACTGAAGGTTGTACAAAAGCGTTTGAAGAACTAGGAGAAGCAATTGCTAATTTAGGCACTTCAATTCAAGTTCCTGATGGAAAAGCAATAGCTAAGTCATTAGAGAAAGAATTAGCTCAATTAGCACGGTATAAAAGGAATTTATGACTAAACCAATAGCAATTATCGTAGGCGCTGCCGTGTTCTGGGTGGCGTCTTGTTTGTTGTTAAGGAAAGATAAGGAGGAGAAGAGATGAAGAAACGAAATGATGCATTTGCAGGGATAAACCAACTTGCAGGAGAATTTATTGAGGGTTTTGCAAAAGGAATCGAGAAAACAGTGTCAGGCACTAATAATGACAGCCCTTTTGATAATTTGTTCTTTGAAATTAAAAATAATGAATTGAATCAAGTATATGAAGGATGTAAAGAAGTTGGAGAATTTTTATCTCACATGATTAAAGGATTCATGGACGGCGGTCTAACGAAAGAAGAAGCGATGGCGTTTACTATGCAGAACTACATTGATATGAAAAAACAGGCTGAATGACAAGGGGTGAGGGGATGAGTAAGGAAATGAAAATTAAATGTGGGACTTTTAGAATGGATAGTAAAGGAATCACTCATATCGCAGACGGAGAAGTGGTGCCATTGGTTCGTTACACTGAAGAAGGAAGTGTTCATTTCCCAAGACTCACAACTCGTATTAAATCCGTATTGAAAGAATTAAATTCTGACAAAACAAATGAACGTAAGGGGTGAGGGTAATGATTCTTTATGGTGTCATTTCCGGAATGATTGCGACAATACTTTGTTGGCTGTTATCTGGACTATCCAATGAATTTGGATACAAGCAAGAGTTAAAAAAGAACGTTAGATTATTTAAATACGGTTTAGTTGGAACAATCTTCGGAACGGTTATAAGTTTATTTCTCTAACAAAACAAACGAACACAACGAACAAAAACCCTGAGACTATTGCCCCAGGTAAGCTTGTACGATTAGTAAAAGTAATTCTACTAATGTAACGATTGGAATATCAGCTTTGAAATTAATTTGAAATTCTATTTTCATAGTTAAACCTCCCATTTTTTTTGTTCATACATATAGTAATAATTGTGCAACTAACTGAACGAAAATATAGGTAGTTAACAAAGTGAAGTTTATGCAGAAAATAACGGCGATTAGGTGCTGGAAATGACGTTAAATCAACGATGCATAAAAGAATTTATAATGAAAAATTACAAAAGTGACACAAACGTTGATATGACGGCATATTTCCCGAAAACCTTGTTTACATAAGATAAGTTATAGGTAGTCATTTTGAATATCTATAAATTTCCCTGCATAAATTAGTTTTTGTTACGGATTTTTAAAAATAATATTCTTTTGAGGTGATTTGATGAAATGGAAGGTAGTCGGACTTAATGATGATGCATCTGCTATTGAACGCATCAAGAAAGGTGATAGGGTAAAGATGATAGACATTCAAACAAATACTGAAATTGAATGTGTTGTTAATCGGATAAATAATGATTCTCTTACTCTAACCAATAAGGAAGCTATAAAAGAAATTGAAATAGGCGGTAAACAAATCCCTTTCACTTACGGAATGGTTTGGCTAGAAGATGGCGATGAGGTTTATTCGAAAGAAGGTATTTATAGAGAAAATGATTACTACTGTTGCGAATTAGAATCTATGGAGAAAATTAATTTATTAGTCGATTCTATTTATAACAAAGTGGCTTTACCTGTAAAAGTAACAACAAAAAGCGATAAAGTTATTGAGTGTAATTTCCATTGCGTTAGTTATAGTGGTGGAGATGATCAAACGAATGAATACGAATTAAGACAATTACAGTAGCGAATCCGCTGCTTTTTTATTTTATAGAGGAATTACCATGAGGTGAGTGATAAATGAAACTGATATATGTATTAATGGAAGATGAAGGGCATGAATGGGGTGTGACATCTGCATCCGATGACCTTAGGGAGATTTTAGACAAACGGAGAAAGACAATAGAAGAGTCTCGAAAAACTGCGAAATACATGAATGAATCAACAAAAACAAGTGATTGTGATTATACGTGGATTACGGCATTTAAAGGCGGAGAAGAGATGTCATCGTTTAAATACGATTATGAGAAAGATAAATTTGTAGTAGCTGAATCTTATTATACGCAGGGTAAACGTAACGATGAAGTTGAATCGTATGTATTACCACTATTGAATTTTGAGAACATCTAACGTGAGGTGGTGAATATGGCTAGGCAACGTAGCCCAGATCGTGATAAAGCATTTGAAATATATAAAGCAAGTAAAGGTGAGAAGCCACTGGTTGAGATTGCTGAAGAGTTAGGAATAAAGAATCCTTCACAAATCAGAAAGTGGAAATCTCAGGACAAATGGGATGAAAAAATAAATGGTAACGTAACTATTGCGAAAAGGAGCGTTACTAATGTTAAAAATCCCAAAACAAAAGAAAAATTAAAAGAGATTTTAGAAGATGAAGAGCTGACCGAAAAGGAAAGGCTCTTTTGTTTGTATTACGTGAAATACTTCAATGGTACGCAGGCTGCACTGAAGGCTGGATATTCCAAGGATGGCGCTCATGTGCAAGCAAGTAGATTACTAAGACGTGAACGAGTTTCTTCCTATATAAAGGAGCTTAAAGGTGAGTTAGTCGAGAATGTATTTGTAGAAGCGATGGATGTATTGAAAGAGTACATTAAGATTGCTTTTGCTGATATTACTAACTATGTGACCTTTGGGCAAAGGGAAGTTGAGTTTCAAGATGATGAGGGAAATCAATTCACTAGAATGATGAACTTCGTTGATTTACAAGAGGCAGATTTGGTAGATGGATCTATTATTACCGAAGTTAAACAAGGAAAAGACGGTGTATCAGTTAAGCTAGCTGACAAGATGAAAGCCCTAGATAAATTGGCTCAGTACTTCGATTTAGTTCCTGACAACTTCAAACGCCAAATTGAAGAGGAACGCCATAAAATGCAGATGGAAGTGCAGAAAGCTCAAGTTGATAAGATTAAAGCTGACACTGCTCGTATTAAGGGTGAAGATGGTGAAGAATACGAAGATGATGGTTTCAAGGAAGCGCTAGAAGGCAAGGTAGAGGAAGTGTGGGATGACCATGACGACGATTCCGAAGCGTAAAAAGAAACCTGCTCCATTCAAATTTAAGCCATTCTCCAAGAAGCAGCTGAAAGTATTAACCTGGTGGAAGCCTAACAGTCCCGTTAAAGATTACGACGGGATTATTTGCGATGGTTCTATTCGTGCCGGGAAAACAGTATCGATGGCTCTTTCTTACGTTATGTGGGCAATGGAATCATTCGAAGGCGAGAACTTCGGTATGTGTGGTAAAACGATTGGTTCGCACCGTCGTAACGTTATAACGCCACTCAAAAAGATGTTAAAGTCTCGTGGATATAAGGTTAAGGACCACCGAAGTGAGAATATGCTAACCATTACTAAGGATGGCGTGACAAACTTCTTTTATATTTTTGGCGGTAAGGACGAAGCGTCGCAAGACCTTATCCAAGGTATTACTTTAGCTGGATGTTTCTTTGATGAAGTAGTACTTATGGTTCGTTCATTTGTTAACCAAGCAACTGGTCGTTGTTCTGTAGAAGGTTCAAAAGTCTGGTTTAACTGTAATCCGGGTGGCCCGTATCATTGGTTTAAAACAGAATGGCTAGATAAGGCGAAAGGAAAGAACTTATTACACATTCGTTTTACAATGGATGACAACTTATCCTTATCTGAAAAAGTAAAACAGCGCTATTACAAGATGTACAGCGGAGTTTTCTTCAAACGATACATTTTAGGACTTTGGGCAGCTGCTTCTGGACTTATATTTGATATGTTTGATGAAGATAAACATAAAGTACCTACAATTGAGAGGGAATACGTTGAATACTTTGTCTCTTGTGACTACGGTACGCAGAATGCTATGGTATATGGCTTGTGGGGTAAATGCATCGAGAAAGGTGAAGATGTATGGTACAAAGTGAAGGAGTACCGTTATAGCGGTAGAGAAACGGAAAAACAAAAAACAGACCAAGAATACTACGAGGACTTTGAAGAGTTTGTAGGGGATTTACCAATCCGTGGAACTGTAGTTGACCCGTCCGCTGCTTCATTTATAGCTTTGCTAGTTAGGAACAAACGAAAAGTATATAAGGCCCGAAATAATGTTAAAGAGGGTATTGGTAATGTCGGTGTTGCGCTAAACACAGGCATTATTTATTTTAACGACTGCTGTAACGAAACATTTAAAGAGTTTGCTTCTTATATATGGGATGAAAAAGCGATTCAACGTGGTGAAGATAAACCACTAAAAGAAAATGATCACCATATGGATGAAACAAGATACTTCATTAACACGATCATATTTGGATTACGTAAAAAGAAGAAAAAGAAACGAGGTGAAGCAGCTTGAGTAGAAAAGTAACGGCGCGTGTAATTAAATCAAATGCGCCTAGCGGGCAAGTTATCTCGCGACAAAAAGAGATTGAAGATGAACAATTTAATATCAATGGGATTATAGAACCGCCTTATGACATATCTGCACTATTGGTATTGAGTAAGGAAGAAAGCACAATCGTTCCTCAATGCATTGATGCGTATAAACGTAACATAGCTGGATTCGGTCATGAATTACAGTATAAGCAACCAGACGTTGAAGAAACAACGGATATGAAAAAAGAGTGGACAATTGTTGATCAAGAGATTATTCCTACATTATCAATCGAAAAACCATTTAAAGAGGTTTGGGAGCAGTTAATTGAGGACAGAGAATCTACTGGTAATGGATACATCGAAATTATTAGGAATGGTGAAGGGAAACCTTGCGAAATCGTAAATATGTTACCACAATACATGAGATTAACTAAACGTGATGAGACTTTACAAGAAGTGAAATACATCGTGAATGGAAAAGAAATTAAAAGGAAAAAAAAATTCCGCAGATTTGTTCAAAAAGTAGGAGTGGAAGTTACTTATTTCAAAGAATTCAATGATCCTAGATTTCTTAATAAAAATACGGGAGATTTTTCTGCTAAGAGTTGGGGACCTAACTTAGACGCCACAGAAGTTCACCATATAAAATTAGGGAATGGCCCGTATGGAATCCCTCGTTGGCTTCCGCACTGCATACACGTTGTAGGTTCAAGGAAAGCGGAAGAGTTAAACTTACGTTATTTCAAACAAGGTAAGCATATGCCAATGGCTATTCTGATAAAGAACGGCATTCTTTCTGAAGAAAGTGAAGCTCAACTTACTGAATACGTTTCGAATGTAGAGGGTGAGGACAACCAGCATAGATATCTGTTATTGCAAGTGGAAAGTGCAGAAGAAGGAATTGTAGGTGATACTCCGCCGCAAGTTGACATTGAACTTAAATCGTTAGCAGAAACTCTTCAAAATGACGCTCTATTCCTTGATTATGATGAAAAGTCACGTCAAAAGGTGCAATCAGCATTCCGTTTGCCTGACGTGTATGTGGGCTATATCCGAGACTTCAACAGAGCAACTGCTGAATCTGTACGAGAAATTACAGAGGAGCAGGTTTTTGAGCCAGAGCGTACCAATTTAGAGTTTATTATTAATAATGTTCTGCTGCTTCCATACGATTTAAAACATGTTCGAGTGAACCTACGTAAGTCTGAAATTAGTAACACTGAGGATATGGTTAAAACTGTTGAGGTACTTGCTGATAAGGGTGGATTAACATTCCAAGATATGCGTAATATAGCTGGTAACATGCTGAATAAAGAGTTCTCAGATTACGATATACCAGAGGTGAATGAGCCAGTTGCCTTAGTTTTAGAAAGACATCGTAAAGTAGGTGGTTGGCAAAAAGGATTAGGAGAAACGTTGCAGAAGTCAGCTGATGGAAATTCTAATGAGGATTTAGTCAATGTAATGAAAGACTTACGTGACTTACTGGAGTCGATGCAAAATGCAGAAGATTGATAAGTTACTGGATTCATTAAATGAATGGATTGAAAAGGCTGATACTGACGATTTCACAGCTTCATTACCTGCTGATTTAGAAGTATTGGACATGTTACCAGGATACGTTGAGGAATTCGAAAAAGAAATTTCTAAACTGCTTCGGAAGCAGAAGAAATACTTTATCGATGGGATTAAGAATTATAAGAAAAAAGACGCTGTGGAGAAGAGTATCAAGATAAAGGACATTATCGATTTTGTCACTGGTAGCCTATTCGGAGCAGATACATTCGCTAAAAGCTTGAGCAAAGCAGCGAGGAAGTTCCTAGATTATACAATGAAGGATATGACGAAAGCTTTCATGGATGCAATTGACCCTGATATCCAATTCAATATCTTCTCAGAACGCACTACAAAGTGGATTGATAGTTGGTCGGATGAATTAGGTAAGATCATGAAGATTAACTCTCATAAAGCAGTAGAACGTATTTTAAATGAGGGATTGGAGAAGGGGAAAGGCATTAAGGAGATTGCGAGAGAACTTGCAAAGCTTCCGGAATTCGACCGTAAAAGAGCGAAGACTACAGCGCAGACAGAAGTTCTTGCAGCATGTTCTGCTTCTCAATTTGAATCATATCGCCAATCCCCTGCGGTTACTGGTAAGAAGTGGCATCATAGCGGTGCGAAGAATAACCAACCACGTGACAATCATGTGGCGTATGACGGTACAACGGTTCCGGTAGAGGAAGAGTTTGAATTGCCTGGATCTGGCGAACGGTGCATGTTTCCTCGAGATAGTTCTCTATCTGCTAAAGAGAGAGTTAACTGCAAGTGTGTTATGTCTCCTTCAGTAGATAACAATATATTAGGTCTATCTGAAGAGGAGAAGCAGAAAATTAGGGAAGAAACATTGAAGGAGTTGAATCGATGAGTTTTTTATCGCTTTTATTTGCACATCTCATTGCAGATTACCCATTACAAGGTGATTTCTTAGCAAATATGAAAGGGAAGAATCATATTGTACTAGCTACACATGCAGGGATTTGGACAGGTTGTATTGCGATTGCTGGATACTTGCTAGGTTTTTCAATTGATTACTTAGATATCTTCTTATTGTTTAGCGTTCATGCAACATTAGATTATTTAAAAGCTGCTAATAAAGGCATTTATAAGAAATTAGATGCATTAAAAGGTGGATTATTATTAGATCAATCTCTACACGTTTTACAAATTCTGTTGTTTATGTGGATGAATAATTGAAAGGAGGTGAACAAATGACAAAACGTAAGCTAAAGAACTTGCAGGTCTCACATGTCTCGTTTGTAGAAAATGGAGCAAACCAACGCAAGTTCTTTTTAACGAAATCAGAAGAACAACCAAACTTTGAAAAGCCTGTAAAGGTTATTAAGTCAGATGATGAAGCTGAACGTCTTGTATATGGAATTGTATATGAACCTGATACAATCGATGCGCATGGCGATTTTGCTGACGAGAAAACTATTGAGAAAGCAGCGCATGAGTTTATGCTTAAGTACCGCCAAATCGATAAGAATCACGACTTTGTAGCAGGAGTTGGAGAAGTTGTTGAATCATATATTGCACCTGCTGATATGGAGCTTAATGGTGAACCTGTAAAGAAAGGTACATGGATTCTTACTACGAAAGCAGATGAGGAGACATGGGAAGCTGTTAAGAAGGGCGAGTTCCAAGGTTATTCCCTAGCAGGTATTGCCGAAACAGAAGTGATTGAGGAAGAAGTAACTAAAACTGAAGAGAAACAAATTAAGTCCTTCTTCCAATTGATGAAGGGCTTTTTTAGTGGAGAAAAAGTTGAAAAAGGCGAGGTTAGAGATAAATTTAATCAGAATAAACATCGCCGTGATGTAAATGCTTCATTCTCCGCTTTAGAAGATACTTTCTATCAATCTCTTTGGAATGCCCCTACTGCTGATGCTATTGATTTAGATCGTATTGAAGTAGCTGCACTTGAATTTGTTGAGATTATCAATGAATTGAAGGGTACAGAAGCAGTTGTGAAGGCATGGGAAAACAAACCAGTTGTGTCCCTTGCTGAAGAAGTAGAAAAAGCAGGAAAGAAAATTAGCGCTCCAAACATGGCAGATATCGATTCTGCTATTGAGTCATTAACAAACCTAAAAACACGCGTCACACCTTCATCGGAAGGCGCAGGAAGCGAGGAAGATAATATGAATCAAGAACAATTAGCAAAAGCTCTAGAAGATGTTGTAGCACCGCTTAAAAAGGAGCTAGAAACAGTTAAGAAACATTTAAATATTGAACCAGAAAAGACGCCTGAGGAAATTGCGGTTGCAAAAGCTGTTGAAGCTGCTACTGCTCCAATTCTAAAGGAGTTAGAAGAAATTAAAAAATCTCAAGGTATCAGCAACCAACAAGATACTGATGGCGCGCAAACAGTAACGAAATCTGCTGGCGGTTATGCACAGCATTTTGGAAACTAAGGAGGAATCACATATATGAATAACGGACAAATTATTGCAGGTGGATCTACAGAATTAGTATTAAAAGATGTCAATGTACCATTACCACAAGCAGCAGCTGAAGCATTTTTACGTGACACAATCAACAAAGCATCGGTACTACCTAAATTACAGCCATACTACAAGAAAGCTCCAGCAGGTAATATTGATACATTAAGTGTTGGTAAACGAAAATTACGTGAGGCATCTAAAACTGATACTCCAACTGGTGTAGGCTCTATTGCTCCAGGACAAATCCCTTATGCTGTTAAGAAGGTTAAGTGGGATGAATGGATTCAAAATGATGATGTTTGGTATGCATTAGCGGCACGTGGTCAAAATGTTGAAGATGTAATTGTTAGTATGATTCAAGACCAATTTGCAGTTGATTTACAGGACTTAATCTTTAATGGGGATACAACTTCTGCTGATCCATTCGTGAAAATTATCGATGGATTTGTTAAAAAGGCTAAAGTATCTACAAATAAAACGGATTTAGCTGCAAACGACGTAACTATTCAAGCGTTTGTTGACCATGTAGCAGTATTACCTGATAAATTTAAAACACGTAATGACATCGCTTGGTTTATTACACAAAAAACGCATGACAAGTTAATGTCTCTATTAACTACTCGTCAAACTAACTTAGGTGACGCGGTATTAATTGATGGTAAAGTTTCTAAATTAGCAGGTTATGATGTTGAGATTGTACAAGAAATGCAATCAGGGTTTGCTATGTTAACACCACGCGAAAACTTAAAACCTGTATTTACTCGTGATTTACGTTATAACCGCACGGCTCAAGGGGCTACTGCAGCTGCTAAAGATGCAACATACCATATCCTATTCGCTTACCTTGATTGTGTAATTCGTGAAGTTGATGCAGTAGCATGGATGACAGGTTCTAAGCTATAAGAATAGGAGGCTAGAATAATGCCATACGTACAATATAAAAATGAGAGGGGCGTTCTTCATATTGGTGAAGGGCGTTTTTTTCATGCAGGTGAACCGCAAAAGGTCACCGCAAAAGAACGTGATGAATTATTAAGTTCGTACAAGGATCTAGAAGAAGTAAAAGAAGCATCTAAATCTAAGAATCCAGAAGCAGGTGAATTAAATGCCTAAGATTCCAAAAGACATTGGGAAAGCAGGAGCTTATGTAAATACTGATTTAGGACCGCTTTTAACGTCGATTGTAGATGATTTAAACTCATTAAAAACGCAACAAGATGATTTAAAAGCAAAATACAACCAGCACATTAATGACGGAAAACATCGTGTAGCTACTGTTGTAGATGCAGCTGCTCCTAACTCGACAGTAAACTCTACAATTACAACAACTAAATAAGGGAGTGATAAGTATGGCACTTATTACTGCTCAAGAATTAATAGATTACACTGTACTACCTGAAGTGAAAAAACGTCCTGTTCCTTTGTTGGAGCAGGATATACTTGAAGCAGATACAGAGATTTATAATCTCTCTAAAATAGATTTTACCGATAAGACGAAATATCCTGAAGTCCCGGAAGAAGTAAAGTTAGCGTGTAAGAAGTTAGCGCAGTATTATGCTTATACAAACGCTGATACAAACGCGATGAAGGGTATTAAGTCTGAAAGTATTGGTGGCGGTGACTACTCTTATACAATGGATAGCAGTAGTATAGCAAAACCTTCTGTATTATATCTCCTTCAGAAATTCATGGATCATAAAGGTAAAAATAAAGTCACCTTTAAAATGAGGACGATTTAATGTCTCTTCAAGGAATGTTTGTTCACGAATGTGATATTTACCATTTGGAGAAGAAAGAGCAACCTGGTAAGTATGGCCAACCAGGAGAAACTGTATATTCTTACAATGAAACTCCTAATATAGCAGGACAAAGTTGCTATTTCGCTGAAAATGTAGCCACTGCTGCTCCTGATACAATTCAATCGTCACCAAATCAATTGAATACAGAACAAATTAAAGTGTTATTCATGCCTGGTACAGACATAAGACACAATGACAAAGTGATTAAGAAGAATACAAATGTCACTTATTATATACGTAATCCTTTTCCGGTAATGCATCCACTCACTGGAGAGTTCAATCATATAAAAGCCATAGCAGAGAGGAAGACAGAGCCATGGCTAACGAAATAACGACACGAGGTTTTCGTGAATTTAGTGCCAAACTGAATCGTATGTCTCGTGGATTAGATCAACAAGTCGCATTGTGGTTAGAAGCGAGCGGCTTTCAATTTTTAGAGGAAGTACAGAATCAAATTATCGCTTTAGGGGTTCTTGATACTAGAAGATTGTTAAATTCATTTGATAAGAGTGGAGATGGCAATGTGTGGCGTTCCTCTGACGGTGGGCTGGTTTTAGAAATTGGAACAAACATAGAATACGCTAAAGCTCAAAACGATGGGTGGCAACAGGTAAGAAGATTCGTTCCTGGAAAATGGGAAGGCCATAATTTTGAATATGATCCACATGCACCAACAGGAATGATGCTGACTGCTAAATTCATAGAAGGTCGTCCTTATTGGGATAATGCAATTGCTATCTACGAAAGGATGTTTCAAACATCATTTGACCGTCAGTTTCGCCAATGGGTACAGAATGGAGCGAGATAATTATGTATGAACAAATACATGGTTCTATGAAAGCTTTTGTATATGACAGCCTACCTGCTAATACATTTGCTTATCATGATCAAGTTCCAGAAGAACTAGTAATTCCATCGGTATATTATCCGATTTTATCTATAAACGATTCGAAAACTTCAAAAGACCATTTCACCTTACTGTACACGATGACAGTAAGGGTTTTTAATACAACAACAGATAAAGCAATGCAAGCAGCTGAAAAGGTTGCTAATAAAATCAGAAGCAACGGTTACACAGTACATCTGCGAAATGAAGATGGAAGTGAATCGATTGATACGATTTATTTTCGAAGAGTAACAACCGCTCCAAGTGGAGTTGGTTCGGCGCAATTAACAATGATATTTGAATACCAACAAGCTTACGCAAATTAAGGAGCGTGAATATAGATGACTGAAGTGAAAAATAAAATGTATCGCGGCGATGAATTTATAATTGCTGCGAAAATCAAAGATCCTACAGACCCAACAAAAGAATCCTTAGTACGTCCTTTTGACCAAACAGAGGACTCGCATAGTATTGAAGCGGACGAAATCGAAGCTGAATCAAAGGATAGAACAATTACTGATTACGGAAAAATATCTGAAACTCGTTCATTTTCATGCACTCTTTCAGAAGGTGATCCGTTCTATCCAGCTGCGAAGGCCGCTATTCGAGGGAAAGAATATATTGAGATTTACGAAATTAATAAACGCACATTAGAAGCCGAAATAGGAACTTACATGCTTAATTCATTTGAAAGATCATCATCTACAGGTGAATTTGTTACTTATTCTGTAGAATCAAAACTTTCTGGTTCGGTACGTAAGGAAACATTAACAACAATTCCTCCTGGTGCAGGAGAAACAGTTACACCACCATCAGGATCTTAAGAGTAGGCTAAACTGCCTACTCTTTTTAAATTTGAAAATAACATCCAATCAAAAGGAGATTGATATATATGCGTTTTGAAATTAAAGGAAAAGAACATGAATTAAAACTTAATTATAAAGCAATTGCTGAGCTAAACAAAAAGTATAAAGGTGGCGCGCAAGAAGTTATTGGTTCTTGTTTGCAGGGCGATTTAGAGATGTTTGAAGACGCTATTTACTTTGGGCTAATGCATACAGAGGAAGGAATTACTAGAGAACAAGTTGTTACTGAAATTGTAAAACAATTCGAGGCGGAGAAAATTTCACAAGATTTCATTGATAAAGTTCTTAATGAAGTGGTAGCAGATAATTTTTTCTACAAAGCGACAACGAAGAAATTAAAAACACGAATGAAGAAACAATTGGTAGCGAAGAATCCGGAACTGAAAGAGATGGCCGAAGAGATGTACGGAACGGACGACGAACCGCAGACTTCTCTAGAGAAGAAATAGACAAGGTGCAGCAGGATGGATTTAGATATTTAGGTTTATTACCAAATGAGGTGATGAACCTGACTCCCCGTGAGTTTCAAAATATGATGACGGGGAGAAATGAACAATATCTAGATGAATTACAAACCTATAGCATATTCGCCCTTATGATGCGATCAGTTTATCACAGTAATCCAAAAAAGAGTATGAAACCAAAAGATTTATTTGATAGATCAAAGATGGTTACTGATGAACATAAGAAAAAATCAATTGAAAATCGCGCGAAGCAAGCTGAGGAAGATATGAAATTCTTACAAAATCTCAATTTAGGTTGATTGAAAGGTAGGTGAGATTTTGGCGACACAAGAGGAATTAGTTGTTCAATTTAGGGCTGAGACGGATCAGATACGAAGAGAAATGGCGGCTATGCAAAGTCAATTAAATGATTTTGTTAGAACGACAAACCGTACATCTCGTGAGTATCGAAGAAGTATCGAGAATATGGGGGATGCAAATAGCGAATATAGCCAACGATTAAGGCAACTGAAAGCTGCACAACGAGAAGCGATGCGCCCACATATTGAAGAATTAAAACGTACGAAATTAGCGTATTTGGATGCTGCTATGGGAATGGCAACGTATTCCGGTAGTGCTCAGGATTTAATTTCTCAGATCAATGCAATTGGCGCTGCTGAAAAAGCTGCTAATGACGCAATGATGGCAAATGATGTGGCGGCACAGGCATCTATACTTCAAACAATCGGTATGATGAACAACATGTCTACTACTTCTAGTAAGTTAACAGCTAACTTACAACGCATGGGAAATCCATTGTATAACTTATCACGCGGTACATTAATGGCTACTAATGCAATGGAAAGGTTAGCGAATAGAAGTAGTGCAGCGCAGCTCGCTTTAGAGTTTTTGGGTCCAACAGCTAATGCTAAACAGTTAAATGATCAGATTCGAATCATTAACCAATCTATTATGGGGATGACTCAAGCCTTCCTGGTTGTTGGCGTAAGTGCTGTACTGTTTTATGGGAAATTGCATCAAGCTAACATGGAAATGAACCCTAAATATGCAGAGGCATATAAAAATATGATGGAGTCGTTAACAAAAGCACTACAGCCGATGAGGGATGCCTTTGCAGCTCTAATGATTCCGATTTTTAATTTCGTCAACGCTATGGCGAAAATGGTTATATCGTTTAATGAAGCACATCCAGCTTTAGCGAAATTCATTCAAGGGACAATGATGCTTGTTCCAGCCTTAACTCTCCTATTGCTGCCGTTGGGTGCAGGAATGGGATTATTAATGGGTTATAGAGCAGCGTTTGCTGCATTATGGATGGTTATCAAACCTGCTGTTCTTGTATTAGCAATGGCCAGTCCAGTAGCATGGGCTCTTGCAGCAGCAATATCAGGATTGGCTGTAGGTTTCGCATATGCTTACAAAAACATTGAACCGTTTAGGAATGCTATTAACAATGCATTAAATACAATAAAAGCTTTTTGGCAAATTATTAGCGGTAATTCGGATGCTGGTAATAAATTGTTGAAATCTCTCGGTTTCAGTAAAGAGACGATACAAGCGATTAATGATTTTGTTAATAAAATTAAAGAAGCATTAAACAAAATGAAGAATGCTATTATACAGGCGTTTCATGGTGATTTTTCAGGATTGACTGAAGTATTCAAAACTATTTTTCCATCTATATTAGCTATTTTGATTGGTGGTATACCTGGATTAATCATAGGAATCGGCACTATGTTCGCAAGAATGACAGAGGCAACTGGTGTTGGTGGCGCTCAAATGGTTACTAAGTTCGGGGAAATCCTAAATAACTTAGTTGCCGGATTAACGAATTTTGTAACGACACAATTACCTGTTTTTCTAGAACAAGGAATTAAAATAATCACTGGAATAGTGCAAGGTATCACACAAGCACTTCCACAAATCGTAGCAGCAGTTTTACAAATCATTACAACCTTTGTAACAGGGATTACAACGCTATTACCGCAGATTATAACAATTGGTATCTCTTTGATACAAACGCTCGTAACGGCAATTGTAACGGCTTTACCAGTCATTATAGAAGCTGCAGTTCAAATTATAAATGCACTTGTCCAAGGTATTACACAGATGCTGCCTATGATTATACAGTCGGCAATACAAGTTATAACAATGTTCATTCAAACAATAATTCCTATGATTCCTATGTTAATAGATGCAGGGATTCAAATTTTACTATCTTTAGTTAATGGAATCATTCAAATGCTACCCCAATTAATTGAAGCGGCTATTCAGATTTTTACAACTTTATTAAATACCATTGTTCAAAATCTGCCGTTAATTATAGATGCAGGGATTAAAATCCTTAATTCATTAATTGAGGGAATCATTCAAGTTCTACCTCAATTAATTGATGCTGTGATGCAAATTATTACGAAATTCACTGAGGTTATTATTCAAAATCTACCGCAAATTATTGAATCAGGAATACAGATTCTAACCAAACTTATTGAAGGGATTATTCAAGTTCTCCCACAAATTGTTGATGCAGTTATAAAAATAATCAATAAATTTACAGAAATAATTGTCCAGAATCTACCACAGATTATAAATGCTGGTGTTCAAATTTTGACGAAATTAATCGATGGGATTATTCAGGTTCTACCTCAATTGGTTTCTGCTGCAATTAGACTTATGGCTGAACTGCTTAAAGCGATTATTCAACACTTACCAGAATTACTTTCTGCTGGTGTGGAGTTAATCGGCGCACTGATTGATGGAATTATAAGTTTAGTTGGAGAGGTATTTAGTTCTGGGGTTGAAATCGGTGGTCAACTTTTAGAGTCTTTAGGAGATGTCGATCTCTTTGAAACTGGAGTAAATATTGTTCAAGGATTAATAGGTGGAATTGGGTCAATGATTAGCTCCGCGGTATCTGCTGCTAAGGATTTAGGAAGTAGCATTGTAAGTACTGTAAATCGAGTATTACAAGTTAAGTCCCCTTCTAGAGAAATGCGAGATACAGGTAATTACGTCGGTGAAGGTTTAATATGGGGTATTAACCAAATGGAGAACCCGGTTTTAAGAGCTGCAAAAAATATGGCAGTAACAGTGAAGGATGCATTCGATTCGTTATCTGAAGGAATATCACTTGGTGATGTTGCAATGGGTGCTGTATCAGGTCCTGCAATTCCAATGGTTTCTGCTGGATACAAAACACCTGCAAGTATTTCATCAGTTTCATCTAGTGTAGGCCAAGGTAATTCGAAAAGCATTCAAGCTACAAACCCACAAGCTAGCAATGCTAATAATTCATCTAGAAATATAATAATAGAGAATGTAGTAATGCTAGACGGGTACGAAATTGCAAGATCGAGTCAGCCATACCTAGACGACATGCAAGCAGGTAAAATGCAAATAAAATCTTATATGCAAGGAGGACGCTGATAGATTGGAAGATATCAAAACACTCGGCACAATTGTAAAATTGTTAAATGGAACTATATTTGATTTGGATGAAATCGGTGTTGAAACAAGAGACTTTAATCCTTCAGCGCCTTCTCCGAAGCATAGTTATGAGGAAATGGAAGGAAGTCATGGAGCAATTGATTTAGGGACTGTTTACGGTCCGCGTAAAATCAATTGCTCTTTCTATATAAAAGCAAATGATATGCGGGACTATGCGCTATTTCGAGATGAAGTATTCAACATATTCGATAGTAGGCAAGCTTTTTATATCATTGATAAGCGTAATCCAGGCAAACAATGGTTAGTTAAATGTGAGTCAGAATATGAAATAGACCAACAAAGGATATATGGTTTTTTCGATATTAAATTTATATCATCCAGTCCGTTCGCTGAATCCATAGGAACCACATTGACTCCGTTAGAAATCGATTTGGGATTATGGCAGATTGGACAAGGATTAACATTTGAAGATCCAAAATATGTCCACTCCGCCTCTACTTTCCGTATTTATAATGCTGGCAATGTTCCACTCAACCCACGAAGAATGCCTTTGTTGATTACGTTTAAAGGTGCTTCAACCAATTTAAAGATAAAAAACAAGACAACTGGGGATGAGTGGTCTTATACAGGAACCACTTCAGTAAATGACACGATAAGATTAGATCAAGTTAGATTCACGAAGAACAGCTTATCTATTGTGAGAGATACAAATAAAAAGTTGATTACGCTAAATCCAGGATTTAATGACTTTGAAATTACAGGCGCCACAGGCGTCTTTTCTATTTCATTCGATTTTAGATTTTACTATCTATAGTTGGGAGGTGAATATTTGAATTTAATTACAATTACAGATGTATTAGGGAATACAGAAATACTAACTGGATTTAAAAGTTTTAATCGTGTTCGAAAAGTGAATGGAGAGAAAGTTATAAGTTTTCTCATCGTACCAACAGAAGAGAATAAACATGCTTTTCCACTTGTTCAAGAAGAAAGTAAAGTTGAATTTGATGGAGAGACGTATGTAATTAAGTCTATTGCCGAAAGGAATATCGGGAATACATTTTATAAACAAGTTGAATGTATCCATGATTTCTTTGTGAAGATGATTGATAAACAAAAATACGAAGTGCGTAATGGAAGCATGACATTACGGGATGCACTAGACTTTGTATTTGAAGGTACTGGTTATCAAACGGCAATAATCGATTCTTTTTACGCTCAAGATTTTGAGAATTTCGGGAAAGACAATCGCTTATCTTTGTTGAAAAAGATATTAGAACGTTATAGAGCAGAAATGTCTATTAGTGGAAACTTAGTTAGATTTAAAACGAAGATTGGTGAAGATACTGATTTTCAATTTAGGTATAACTTTAATATAAAGACCTTCGAACGTACAATTGATACAAAATCACTTGCTACATACATTCGAGGGTATGGTAAAGACGGATTAATGAGAGAGTATACAAGTCCAAACGTTCACATATTTGGTTTCCTTGAAGCTCCTATGATCGATGATGAAAGGTACACCACAATATCAGGATTAGATAACGCTTTAAAGGAATCATTACAAGACACTCCAGTTATCAGTATGACACTGGATTTTATAGATTTAAGAAAAGCCGGATATCCTTACATTATCCCAAATGAAGGAGATCGGGTTCTTTTAATTTATGAGCCTATGAATGTAGATATTGAAACGAGGATCATGGAGATTGATGAAGAGTTTAATAACGAATTAGAGATAATTAGCTGCAAAGTTACACTAGCTAACTATAAAAAAGATTTATCAGGTACTCTTCTTCAAGCGATACAAAAATCATTAAAAGGCATTGTGAATAATGACGGGAAAATAATATACAACGCTCTAGATGAAGCGGTAAAACGTGCAACACAAGCTATTAAAAACGCTCAAACAGAACTAGTTTTCGAGAATGGAATACTTGCAGTTGACCCTAACAACCCCAACAACCTTGTCGCTTTCAATAGTGCTGGTATTGGGGTTAGTCGTGATGGTGGTAATACATTTAAAGAAGCGTTGACTTATGAAGGTTTAGTTGCATCTGTAGGGGTTATTGGACAATTTGAAGCGAATAACATCCGTGTCGGTCCAGAAACGACTTTCGATGCAGGATATGATCCTGCAAAGAAACAAGGTGGCGGTAGGAATATACTCTATAACACATCCGACTTCGAATGGAATGCAATGTGGGCAGATAACGGACAAGGCGGTGGTGTAGTAGATACATCTGTCGTGTATAACGGTAAAAGCACATTGAGGATTCCTATGCCACAAGGTGTTAGATATCTAGAAGGGAATATCCCTTTAAAAAGAGGTACTTACTACACGTATTCCGCTATGGTTCGTGGTTCTGCAGCAGGAAACGGAACAGAGTTAACGCCGCTTCACTTTTGGGCACATACATCCAAAGATACAAATGGTCAAATGACAACCATCGTTAAATATGATCAGTCCATTTTAGATAAACAGTGGAAAAGGGTGTACGTTACATTTTTAACACCAGCAGATAAGGATTTGTACTTCTCTCCTTACATTTTCAACGGATTACCTACTGGGACATTACATGTAATTGAAATGTCGTTCCAAGAAGGTGATGTACTAATGGATTGGACAGCCAATCCGGATGAAGTTAGAGCTAAAATGCAACAAATTAGAACGGATTTACGTTTAACCGCACCACTTCCAACAACAATCAACATGGACATGAATGGAATTACAGCCACTACATCCAAATCAGATTCTTTCGCTAGATTTGATTATCGCGGTCTTTATGTAAAAAAAGGTGCTATACAAATAGAGCGAGCAGATGGTTATAACTTAATTATAGATGGTACTGCAAACTTTGATATGGGTGTCAGTTCACATGAGCCACCATTTATGTCTCCAGGTGTTGCTTACAGTGCTTATTGGTATGCAACACGTAATACCACGTGGTCAAATTGTAATTTCTTTACCTTCAAACATACAGGAAGATATTTAGTATTCGCACTGAGTCTTGCGGTTGACCCTGGTTCATCTGCACAAGTCAAAATTGTAGATAATGATGGGACAGATTTATGGTTTACATCACACAATAAAACAATCGCTGACAACTATTATATTAATCCGAGAATTGATTTAGGCGTACCAACGGGTCAAATGAAATACGTGTATTTAAGAACAGCTTCAAACAGTGCAGACCATACATCATATGCAAGGGTGTTAAGCAAATGGCAAGAGGGGTGATATGAATGGAATTGAAAGAAAAATACGAACTAAACGAGCGATTCAAAACGTTTATTTATGCTGATTCGGATGAAAATGGAAACATAATACAAGTGGAATGCGGACAACGTATCATCCCTAGCCAAGATTATATGCATTACTTCAGAGTTGATCGCTATATCGCAGACACTCTTTGGAACTATAAGGTTGTTTTAAACGGACGGGTTGCAGAATTACAAGCAATCGACCTTGAAATAGAGAACACTGTAAAAGAGAGATATTTTTCTCACACGATAGAAGAACTTGAAAAACAAAAAGAAGAAATGGAAGCTAAGATTCGCCAACTTGAAGAGGAATTAAGTAATAGATCATAACGCCATAAGGAGGTTAACATATGACAATAAAAGATCTAGGAACAAATATGGACAGACAATGGCGCATTGATTTGAATGATAATTTCAGAGAGTTATCCGGGATGCAGGGGTCTGTTAATGATGCTGTAAATAAAGCAAAAACAGCGGAACAAATAGCGAAAACAGCAGAACAAATAGCGAATGAAGCAGAAATGAAGGCAGATACCGCGAATGACACGTCGAATTCTGTACAGGAACAATTGGATACAATCGTAATTAATGGAGATTCATCTGTAGAAGCAGCGCAAGCGAGGGTAGATTTAGATAATCGTGTATATCAAAATCTGAAAGAACGTGTTGATGCAGAGCAAAACAAAATCAAAGGAATAGCAAAATTTAATATCAATCTATTCCCACGAACTGAAGGAGAAACACAGGATATTCCGCGTATCAACCGTGGAATTACTTATATTAATAGTTTAGGTGGCGGGGAGTTAGTATTTAATGCAGAAGAGTATTTGTTAATTCCTCAAAAACCGGAACCTGGAGATACAACATTACAATCTAACACAAAACGAATCAGGTTGAAAAATAATGTTTCGTTATCTGGAAAAATGGGATATACAATATTCAAGGTAAGCGATAATAACCCGAATTATCATTGCATAGTTGAAGAAGAAAAACCAAACGTACAACCAATAAAGAACGTCACGATTAAAGGGATTACATTCGACAACAATGTATACAATAATACAGAAAAACCGGATACATCTTTAAATAATCAAAAAGAATGTTTTCGGATTTACAAATCTGAAAATTTAACCATTAAAGATTGCAAATTCCTTTGCAATAGCATAAATGGCTTGAATTTCAGAATAGGGTTGCAGTATATACAAGAAGAACTTAATAATGGAATTTATCCAAATAAAAATTTGATTATCGAAAATAATGATATTACATTTATATCTTTAGATATAGATTATTTCGATAACACATTCATAACACTTATTGGAGAAAATTCTATTGTAAAAAATAATAGAATATCTAGTATAAAGAGTTCAACTACTCAATTGAATGGAGAAAATACAGCCATTGAAATAAATGGAAGGAATATAGAGTGTTTCGGGAATGTGATCAGCAATTATCTTTTGGGTATAGACATTTTAAGTGTAGATACTTATACAGGAGATAGAAATATAAGGCTTTTCGATAACAAAATAGTTGATTGTGCCCGTGGTGTAAAATTGTGGTCACTAGCTACCACACATACACTCGCAGATGTGAAGATTTTTAAAAATTCCATTATATTAAATCAATTATTACATCGATACAGACAGGAAAGTTCGACAAGGTGTGGTATTGGTATAGCGAATCATGCTACTGGTTCACTAGGTGCTTTCAAAAAAATACAAATTCAAGATAATGAAATAATCATGGGCGACAGTACAAGAGACTATTTATTAACTCTTCCTTACCCAGGAAGTTATTATCTCGGTCTAGAATTTGACGCGACCTTTAATGGCATGTATTTCGGCGGAACAGGTTCACTATTAGATAATTTCACTATTAAAAATAACGAATTCAAAAACCTCTCATGCCCAGCAATGTTTTTCGGTCATACTACTGCGAAGAGGTTTACCGTTGGGGACAATTGGTTTGTAAATTGCGGATATGGTAAAAGGAGTGCAGTACTGGCGTTCAACAGATATATGGAAAACTTCACAATTTCTAACAATAACTTTGTAGACACAGGTTATCCTACAATGAACGGAAACAAAATGTATTCATTCGCGTCTAGTACGAGCGGGGCAATCTATAAAAACGTCGTAATTGGTAGCAATAAGGAACTTATTAGATCTGGTGAATATCAAATAGATAGAGGAGACCTGTTCCATACAATAATATTTGATACACTATCTAATTTTCTAGAAAATTACTCATCTGTTGTAAAAAACGGGTTAACATTATCTAATTCTATTGCAAATGGTAATTTTGGTAGCGGTATAACAAATTGGAGTTCAACTACAGCTACAATAGGAGCATCGAATGGGACTTTGTCTGTCTCAGGAAACGGGACTGCTGCATACGTAAGAGTTGTGCAATCGACTGGGATTCCCTGCGTGACCGGAAAAAAGGTGTTTGTTAAATGTAGAGTAAGAGTTACAAATGATTTATGTAGTAGTATTCAATTTGTAATTGCTGGATCATCTTCCGGTAGTGTATCAACAACAGTTCAATCATCTCCATTAGCAAATCAGTGGTACGATATTTGGGGTGTATTAACAATTCCTTCTACGGTAACTGGTAATGTTAATTTGTATGTTTCATCAGTTTACGCAGATAGTACTACAGCTAACGGGAAAGTTACAGAAATACAAAATGTACTTTCTATAGATTTAACTAATATCTATGGTGTTGGAAATGAACCGCTCGCAAATAGAATGGCAAGTATAATTAATGAGTATTTTAATGGCTGGTTTGATAGCACTAAAGGCATTGGCGGTTTAAATAAAACTGGAAATACATCAAACAGACCGAATAACGTATCGTCAGGGTTTAATTATTTTGACGTTACATTAAACAAACCAATTTGGAGGAATTCAACAAATACAGGTTGGGTTGACGCTAGTGGATCGAATGTATAACGATTAAAGACATACAAATCATCTATTATTTTATCTAGTAATATTATACAATTATCTTACTAGATAAAAGGGGGCATTAATAATGTCATTGTTTCAAGATTTTAAGGGTGTATCTACATTAAAAATAATTTGGGGAGTTTTTATTGTAGGGAACATTCATCAAGCGATTTTCTTATATCGCTTGAGCTCATGGTTGTACAAACATAAACTTTCACCTTTGGCGACTATTGTATGGAGTTTAAACATTAAAAAAAATTCTTGTGATATTTCTCCTAAGGCTATAATAGGACCAGGCATTACAATGCACCACTCTGTCGGTATTGTAATCGGTCCAGGAGTTAAAATCGGTAAGAACTTAAATATATTCCAAAACACTACTATAGGTACGCGCGGAACAGGAAAATATCCGCAACTTGGAGACAATGTCGAGTTGTTCTCTGGCTGCGCTGTATTAGGAGGAATTAATGTAGCTGATAATGTAAAAATAGGAGCAAATTCAGTAGTAATGCATGATATTCCTCCAAATTCAACCGCTGTCGGTGCACCTGCTAGAATAATAAGACATAAAAAGGCAATTTAAGTGGAAATGTAAATTCATTTAGCGATTCGGAAATTATAATAATAGAGCGTAAAAAAAGAGAGACGATAACCCGTTTCTCTTTTTATTTTGAAAGGAGGTGAACAATTGGATCGAGTCCATGATATTTTCAGAAGTCTTAACATAATCGATATTTTTAACTCCACAACGTTTAAACTTGGTTCACTAGTTGGCGGAGGTTTAGGAACATTTTTAAGTCTCATATACGGAAAATCTAACTTAATTTGGATTTGTATTTTGATGATGGTCGTTTCATTAGACTGGATCACAGGAAGCAAGGCATCAAAGTTAGATGGATCGTATTCATCAGCATACGGAGTAGAAGGCATCGCGCGTACCGTGGTGCTTTTTTTATTGCCATGTTTAGCTCACATGTTTGATATCGCATTCAAGTTACCCGATTTCTTCTTCTTTATGGTAACTGGCGGTTTAACATATCACATTTTCAACAGTTTCACAGCTAATTGCGTTCGTGTCGGTTGGGATAAATGGATTCCGACTTGGTTACTAGAAAGTGTAGCAAGCGAAATCGAAGCGAAAATTAAAAGATCTGATACAAGGAAACGGAGGAAATAACGATGCAAGAGAAATTCAAGAATTACGGTTTGTGGGTAGCGTTGTTCGCAGTGTTAGGGATGGTATTAATGGATACCGTCCCTAATTTTAATCTAGGAAGATATCAGGAATATGTAGATATGATTCTATACATTTTGATTGCTGCAGGTGTTGTATCTAATCCGACTGCGGGTAAATGGTTTGCTGATAAACAAAGTAAAGGAGAGGATAAATAATGGGTAAATATAGTTTACATGGTGGTCACAATCGTTTTGTGCAAGGTGCTAATTATGGAGGGCGTGAGGAACACGTCATGGATCGCCAGGTTAAGGATGCAGTAGCAGCTAAATTAAGAGCTTTAGGTCATACAGTTTATGATGACACGGACGAGGTTGGTAAAACTCAAGCACAAAACTTAAATAACATCGTTCGTAACTGTAATTCTCATAGCGTGGACCTTGTAATTGCATTCCACTTAAATAAATTTAACGAAAAAGCGAATGGTGTGGAAGTTTGTTATTATGACCAACAAGCGTTAGCAGCAAAAGTATCCGCACAACTTGCAAAAGATATTGGCTGGTCTAATCGCGGAGCGAAACCACGTACTGATCTTTATGTGTTAAATAGCACTAAAGCACCAGCTATTCTGATTGAACTTGGATTCATCGATAATGAATCAGATATGGCTAAATGGGATGTAGATAAAATAGCTAATTCCATTGTATACGCATTGACTGGGCAAACTGTTGGAGGTAGCCAACCAACCGCACCAACTCCACCACCTAATCAAAAACGTAATATTGTAGAGGTGGGAGGAATCGGCGGAGAAAACCTAGCGGATGTAGTTGGCGCTTTAAATTCAGTTCACATGACGGGCAACTTAAACCTTAAAAGTGATGGGTACATTTATCCTGTAACTGATCCAACTAGCGATGTTCAATTAAAAGCCTTTATTGATTACCTTGACCGTAAAGGCTGGGTATATACAGTTAAGTAAAAAAAGGGCCGTCCTGTTTGGCGGCCTTTTTTTATTTTGCATCAATAATATCAATAAATTTCAACGTCATATTATTATAAAATGCATCCGTACAAATTATAGATTTATTCAGCGGATCAATATCAATAACGGTCATATAGTTAGTAAGTAAAAAACCACCTTCGTAATATGTAATCATTATTTCTTCTTCAGAAAGTAACGAACATAACAACATGTTCTCAATAAGTCCTTGTTCATCCTGGGTTAATGTAGGTCGTTCCACTTTAGTCTTTTCTTTAACGATCTCACGGATACCAGTGAATTGCTCCGGCATCGCAGCGAATGGAGTCCATTTCACCATTCCTCTTCCTTTTGGCATATTAGCGTTGTTCATGCTTTATGTCCCCCTAACAATGTATTCCTGTATCTTGCCGTCGCACTATTTGTATACGAAATTCCTCTTAATATGCTGTTCTTTCCAAATTTAGTGCGTATTTCGTCCATTACTTTAGTTAGTTTCATTTCTTTTTCTCGTTGTACTACATTATCAAATAGTGAGATTTGTTCTTCGCCTTCATTGATTAAGTTAGTTAAAGAAACATTGATGGATCTAATGGGTTCCCCGGTATAAAACTCATGTAAAAAATATGTACAAACCTTATATATATCCATCGTTAAATTAGTTGGTCGGTTCATAGTGTGCGTTTTCCTGAAACCACCGGTGTAATCTTTGCTGTAACCAATAGAAAAATGAATAGTTTGAGCTAGTTTGTTTTGTCTTCGCATTCGATAACAAACTTCCTCAATGTGCTCCAACAGAATAATAGGGAACTCTTCTATAGTGTAATCACGCATAAGTATTTGGCTTTTACCAATAGAAGTTGTTGCTGGAACGTATTTTTCTGATATGCGGCTAAAATCAATGCCGTTGCTATGTAAGTGTAGTTCTTCACCAATAACGCCAAAACTTTGTTTTAAGTATTTAAGCGGGTACTGCGCTAAGTCCCCGATTGAATGTATCCCCTTTCGGTTTAATTTTGCTTCTGTCTTACCCGAAATCCCCCAAAACTTATTGAGTGGTCGGATTGGCCATAATTTTATGGGTACATCTTCGTACTTCCAGTATGCTATGCAATCTTTCGTTTTCTTCGCTTCCACATCTAACGCTACTTTGCTCATTAAAGGATTAGGGCCAATTCCTATCGTGCATTCGATTCGCGTCTTCGCATATATTTCACGTTTGAATTTTAATGCGAAATCATACGGATCGTTAGCAAATAAATGAATACTATCCGTAATATCCATGAAGAACTCATCGATGGAATATTGGTGGAAATCCTCAACAGTAACGTATTGTAGAGCTAACTTCGTGATAAAATTAGAACATTTTATGTAAGTGCTCATAATTGGATTCACCACGAGAACATCTTTACGACACGGGATTTCATACAATCTAGCCATTTTCTTTACGCCTAACGCTTTTAATGGTGGAGTTGCAGCCAATAAAATCGAACCACTCCTATTCACATCACCAACTACAGCTAACTTTGTGTGAAGTGGGTCTAATCCCATTTTGATGCAACTGACTGAAGCATAAAAGCTACGAAGATCTACACATAAAACAATTCGGTTTTGTAATATTGAATAGTCATACAC